TTGGAGATATAAATATTAAATGGAGAAGTAATATGGCAAAAGAAGTTAGTAATATGATTTTGGATGATGAAGAGATTATGAAGGAAACACCAGTTATATCTGATGTGGATAACCTCTTTGAAGAACCAAAGACAAGAAAAACAAAGAAACAAGCAGTAATAGAGGACAATGATGAACCTATTAGCTGCCTAAGAAATGAAAGAGTTATAGTAAGGTTTGTTCCCAAGCAGACTGGTTTAGTTTCAAACCCTAAGCATATCCTATATGGAGGTATGGCAGAAGCAGCAGTAAGATGGTTTACTCTACCAAGATTGAGTTCTGGTATGTATGTAAATGCCCTCACTGATAAAGAGAAAGCCTATCTTGAAGAGATAATGGGTCTTGAATACAATGCTCTATCTATCTATAAGAAGGTAGATAACTTCTGGGATAATTATACAGTAAGATTAACTAAGCAAGATAATTTCTTGAACTTGGCTGACCCTGATGATTATATCAAATATAAAATCCTTTTAGCAAATAAGGACTATATTGCATCTTCTCTTCAAGAGCTGCAAGACAGACCTAAAATGACTTACCAGTTTGTAATTGTACAGGAAGGTGAGGAAGCTAAGACTGCTAAGAAGGAAATGAATGCTACAATGCAGTCATACATGAAGTTTGGTGAAGTTCAAGATGATGCTGATAAGCTGAGAGTAATCATTGAAACTATTGATGGTAGACCTCTTGCTAAGAGAACTAAGATTGAATTCTTACATGAGAAGATTAACAAGCTAATTCAAGCTGACCCAAAACTTTTCTTAAGAGTTGCAGAAGACCAGTATCTTGATACTAAAGTTCTGATTAAGAAGGCTATTGAAGAAGGTCTAATTAATAACAGAGGTGGTATGTTATACCTGAAATCTGATGGTTCTCCTCTATGTGGAGATAATGAAGAACCTACTTTAAGTGTAGCTGCTAAGTTCTTAAGTGCTCCTAAGAGACAGGAATTGAAGTTCAGTCTGGAAGCAAAGCTAAAAGAATAAAGATATGAATGTTAATGAATTTTCTAATGAATTTGATGTACTCTATAACAACATAATGAGCAATGCTGCTCCGGGGTTAAATGAGTATGAAAAGTCTGTACTACTTACTAAGGCTCAGGAAGAGATAGTTAAGAACTATTTTGAACCAGCAGGTAATAAGTATGGAAAAGGATTAGATGATTCACCAAAAAGACAAATAGATTTTTCAGAATTAATAAAGGTAGGGCAAGGAGTACTTAATACAAATGCTCCTACTATCACCTTTGATGAGAGAGCTAAGGTATATGATTTACCTGCTGACTTATTCTTGGTTATAAATGAGGCTGTTGATACTAATGCAGGAACTAAACAGATAGTTCCAATCAGTTATTCTGATTATACAAGACTTATGTCAAGACCTTATAAGGAACCAGTTAAATATCAGGCATGGAGAATAATTACTGCTTCTATAAACAATATCTCTGTAGAACTAATAGTAAACAGTAATGAAACTATTACAGACTATAAGGTAAGGTATATAAGAAGACCTGCTCCAATTATCACTACTAATCTATCTTCTGAATATGGTGATGTCACAATAAATGGTGTAAGCACTATTTCAGAATGTGAGCTTAACCCAATTATTCATAGTGAGATATTACAGAGGGCAGTTGAATTGGCTAAGGCAGCTTACCAAGGAGATTTGCAAGCAAGTGTTGAATTAGGACAAAGGTCAGAGTAAAAATATAAAGTATGACTAATAAAGAATTTTCTGATGGATTCAGTACTTTACTTAACTCATTTGGTATCACTCCTAATATAACCCTTGATGAATATGAGAAATCAACATTTCTCACTAATGCTCAGGAACAATTGATTATTGACATCTACTCTGGAAGGAATGTTATTTATGGTAAGTCCTTTGAACAGACAGAAGAAATAAGAAGATATTTGAGCAATTTGGTGGAGACCTATGAAACAAGTACTAAGGTTACAGGAAAGCTGGGATTATCACAAGACTCAGTATTCTTTGAGATACCACAAGATACTTGGTTCATTACTTATGAAGTGGCATTCCTCAAGGATAGTAGATTAGGTTGCTTGGATGGTATAGAAGCAAGTGTGGTTCCATTACCACAGGATGATTTATATAGAGCAAAGGATAATCCATTTAGAGGACCAAGTAAAGACAGGGTACTAAGACTTGATATAAAAAGTGACTTAGCTGAGTTAATCAGTAAGTATAATGTGGACAAATATTTAATGAGATATATCTCTCAACCCACTCCTATTATACTGGTAGATTTACCTGATGGACTAAGTATCAATGGTGTAAGTACTGAAAGTGAATGTGAACTAAATCCTGTAGTACACAGAGCAATACTTGAAAGGGCTGTACAGCTTGCCATAATAAGTAAAACTCAACTGACAGGAAATAAAGAATAAATATAAATGTTTAATTAAACTAAAAAAGATTATGGTAATTTCTATTAATCAAGTAAGACAGCTATATGTTGCAAAGGCTCTCAAAGCTAATACAGCAGCTCTTGCAACTGCTGGTGATATTGTACCAAAGGCAGATACAGCTAAGACTACTCTGTATTTTCAGTCTATGTCTCCTGCTGGGATTGTAGCAAGTGATAAGATTGACCTTAAGCATGTATTGTATGCAAAGGCTACACCATCAGAAGCTCTGGCTCATAAGCTGGTTAGATACTCAGTTACTCTTGATGCAGATGTATCTGCAACTCCTGTAGCAGGTCAGAATTATATCTTGAGATTGGCTTTCAGACAATATATTGGTTTGTCAGAGGAAGACCAATACTTCAAGTATGGTGAAGTAATTGCAAGAAGTGGAATGACTGCATCAGATTTCTACAAGAAGATGGCTATTTCTTTGGCTAAGAACCTTGAGAATAAGACAGAATCTACTCCTCTTGTGAATATTTACCTTAATAGTGCAGCAGCAGATGGAACTGATGTTCCAGTAACAGCTACCACTAAGGAATCTGACCTTAATAAGAATGATTATGATAAGATAATCATTGAAGAAGCTGAACAACCTTGGGTTCTTGGTATGATGCCTCAGGCATTTATTCCTTTTACTCCTCAGTTCTTGACTATTACAGTTGATGGTGAAGATAGACTTTGGGGTGTTGCAACTGTAGTTACTCCTAAGAAGACTGTTCCTGATGGACATCTTATTGCAGACCTTGAATACTTCTGTATGGGTGCAAGAGGTGACATTTACAGAGGAATGGGTTATCCTAACATTATTAAGACTACTTACTTGGTAGACCCAAGTGCAGTTTATGATGTACTGGATATTCACTATTTCTATACAGGAAGCAATGAATCAGTTCAGAAGTCTGAAAAGACTATTACACTGGTTGCTGTAGATGATGGTAGTCACGCTGCAATGAATGCTCTAATTGGTGCTATCAATACTGCATCAGGGCTTACAATTGCTACTTTATCCTAAGTGATATAGCATTAGAAGGGGCATAGAATTAACTATGCTCCTTTTTTTTTATCAATTAAAAATATAACTATGATACATTTTAATGAACTTAGAATTAGTCAGGACAACAGATTTCTTATTATAGATGTATCTGTAGATAATCAGGACTACTTTGATGATGTCCTATTAGATAGTATAGTCATTGATACCCAAGATACTTTTGTGATAAATGGACCAAGTGACAATCCTCTTTATGTGTATAATGTAGAGGATGCCCATGATTTAACCTATTCTCTTCCTGAGCAATGTAGTTGCAACCCAGTAAGAGTTGAGGAAGATGAATCATACTGTTTCACTTATGGTACACAACAGATGAAGAATGTAAGACTTGAATTAAGTATTCAAGACTTAAAGGTTTCTCCTTGCAGTACTATGTTCTTTGTGTATGTAAAGTCTAAAGGTACTCCATCAACTGATACTCCATGTGGATTTGATAAGGACCAAATATTAGGTACTGTAATTAATTTACAACCTATATACAAACAGACTCTCAAGTATCTAAAGGAAGTAGAATGTGATTGTAATATACCAAAGGGTTTCATTGATATGATACTTAAGTTAAAGGCAATTGAACTTTGTGTTAGAACAGGAAACTATCCACAGGCTATTAAGTACTGGAATAAGTTCTTCATAAAGAATAATTGCAAGTCTCCAACCTCTAATTGTGGGTGCTATGGATAAAATGCTTGAAATATCTGAGGAAGCCATCACAAGATACTTTACTACTCTCTCACAGTTTGGATATAAGAAGTACAGTGATGTAGATAAGATAATAGTTCTCTTCTTCATGGAAGAAATGTTGGCAGGAGAAATGTCTTATTATGTGACACAAGATGATTACAGGAATATAGTCAATGCACTATATTGTCTGGCAGGAAGTACTTGTATGATAGACTTTCCAATGTTTGAGAGCTATGATACTTTGGTTCATTCTAACAATAGAACATTTGTACCAAGGATAACAGAGGATAGTATATTAAGAAGTACTCAGGAAGATGAGTTTAGAGTAGAAGCATAATCTTTATACCCTGAATATAAAAATAGTAAAACTCTTGTAGATGTAATTGTTTTAGATTATATTTGCAGGAGTTTTATTGTATAGATATGATTATAGGAATAATATATAAATATACTTCTCCCTCTGGAAAATCCTACATTGGACAAACCACTAATGAGCCTCTTAGAAGAAAGAACTGGTTTAATTCTAAATATCATTATGCTGGTAGAAAAATAGATAGAGCCAGAAAGAAGTATGGTAGAGATAAATTCAGTTATGAAATCTTGGTTAAGAATACTTATTCTTCAAGAGAGATAGCTATAGAAGACTTAAATAGACTGGAAATTTATTACATAGGATTGTATGATTCTTATAGGAATGGATATAATTCTACTATTGGAGGTGATGGAGTTGTAGGTTTAAAGTTGACCCTTGAACAAATTGAGAAAGTAAGAAAAGCTAATTTGGGGAGAACTATCCCTATAGAACAAAGAAGGAAGGCTTCTATAAAAATAAAAGCATTGTTAAATGAACCTGAGATGAAAAAGAGAATGTCCATTATTAGAAAAGGTAAGCCAAATCCTAAAGCAGTAAAAGCAATGAGTGAATCCAACTGCAAACCTATTTTACAATTAAATCTAAGTGGCAAACTTATAAGGGAGTTTGATAGTATTAAAAGTGCTATACAAAGTCTTGGAATTAAAGCTGCTACAAGTAACATATCTAATGTTTGTAAGGGTAAAAGAAATAGTGCTTACGGTTTTAAATGGAAATATAAGGAGGAATAAATATGACATGGAGAGAAATTATTTATATGTGTTCAGATGAATTAAAACTATCATCTGATGATAGTTTTTATACAAATGACCACTTAATATTCCTGTTAGTAAAATACAGGAGTTTTTTACTGAAACAGAGATACTCTGATATAAAGAAACAGATACCAGATAGTAACTATCAGAGTATATGTTTAGACCTTATTGAGGTTCCAGCTATTAGTGGAGAACCTTGTGAAGGTAGCTCCTATTTAAGAAGTAAAGATAAGATTCCTACTACTATGATGGTAGGTAATCCAAGGGTATATCCTACTGACTTCTATCAGGGTGAAATAGCTTACATAAGTAGGGATAGAATGAGATACATAGGATATAATAAGTTTATGAGGAATATAATCTACTGCTCAAAAGCCCCAGATGGATATTTATATTTCAAGTCATGGAATCCTCAATTCCTTTATATTGAGAATGTAAGATTCAGTGCTATCTTTGAGGATGCTAAGGAAGCATCAGAAATGGCTTGTCCAGAAGAGAGTGGTACAATATGTAGGTTAGAGGATAAGGAGTTTCCAATAGAAGATGCTTTAGTTCCTCCACTTATAGAGTTAGTAGTAAAAGAACTAAGAGGTCCTGAGTATAGTCCTAAGGATGAAGATAATAATGCTCATGATGATTTGGATGATTTGAATAAGAGATAATGGAGACACTGGGAGAATTTAAAAGGAGGATAAAGAAGGTCAACCAACCAAGAGAATATAAGGTAAGAAACTCTTTAGGAGTATATGATGCTTATAAGTATTATAGAAAGAATAAACCTGATAGTAAGGAGTATGTTCTTACTGAGTCACAATACTTTGCTATCATAAGAAAGATAAACTTACTTTTGGTTGATGAATTATTGATGGGTAATGATGTCAGACTTCCTAAATCAATGGGTACTATTGAGGTAAGAAAGTATGATAGGAGAGTGAGGTTAGGAATGGATGGAAAGATTCATACTAATCTTCCTATAGACTGGGATAAGACACTTAAACTCTGGTATGAGGATGAAGAGGCTTTCAAAGATAAGACATTAGTTAGAGTAGAAGAGAATGAAATCTTTAAGGTATATTACAATAGAGAGTCAGCTACTTATAACAATAAATCTTATTATGAATTCTTATTCAATAAAGATTTAAAGATAAGACTTAAACAAAGAATAAAGGAGGGTTTAATAGATGCTCCTTACTTAGAAAGGAAATTAAGATATGGTTAATAATATTAATTGGGTAAAATTACCTGTAATCTTAGATAGGCTGTTGAGGCATCCCCTTCTTACAGATTTGAATCTGGAGACAGCTATTCAATATACACTGGACTTTATTGGTGCAATGGGACTTCCTAATGTCTATGTTGATAAGGTAGAAACAATAGATATTAATGAGTACAGAGGTGAACTTCCATGTGATTTAATCTCTATTAATCAGGTCAGATTACATAAGAATGGAATAGCACTTAGGGCAATGACTGATAATTTCAATGCTTATCCTACCCATAATCATGAAGAAAGAGATTGGAGAGAGAGGGGAGAACCCTCTTTCAAGACACAGGGTAGAGTGATATTTACTTCAATCAAACATGAAAAGGTGGATATTAGTTATAAAGCTATTATGTTGGATGATGAGGGTCTTCCTTTAATTCCAGATAACTCTATCTTCCTTAAAGCACTGGAACTATACATTAAGAAGGAATGGTTCACTATCCTTTTTGATATGGGTAAGATAAGTCCTGCTGTACTAAATAATACTCAACAGTCCTATGCCTTTGTTGCTGGACAGTGCAATAATGAGTTCTTAATACCATCAGTTAGTGAGATGGAGGCAATTACAAATTCTTGGAACCAGTTAATTCCAAGAACTAATGAATTTAGATATGGATTCAAAAATCTTGGAAATAAAGAATACATCAGAAGTCACTAAGTGGACTATTTATAGACATGTTTCTCCTTCTGGTAAGATTTATGTAGGTATTACCTCTAAAGAGATTAACAGAAGATGGAGATATGGTACTGGGTACTCTAATTGTATTCTATTTCAAAATGCTATAGATAAATATGGATGGGATAATATAAAACACCAAGTTCTGTTTACAAACCTTACAGAAGATAGAGCTAAGAATTTAGAGAAAGATTTAATAAGACATTATAAGAACTTAGGAGTCTCTTATAATATTACTGATGGAGGTGATGGTCACTTAGGTTGTAGTTGGACTCCTACTGTATATACAAGAACTATATGGTCAACTCAAAGGAAAGATAGAAAGCTCTCAGAAGAACATAAGAAGAAGATTTCTGATACTATGAAAGGAAGACCTATGAGTAAAGATGTATATATTAAAGGAGTAACTATAGTAAAAACCCTTTTAGCTAAACCAGTTATCCAACTCAGTTTAAGTGGGGAATTTATAAGAGAGTTTCCTTCTATAAAAGAAGCTGCAAGAAGTCTTAATATAAAATCTGATAGAGACATTATTAGATGTTGTAAGGGAGAAAGAAAATCAAGAGCTGGTTATAAATGGAAATATAAAGATGAATAAATATGGCACTAAAGAAAGAACAACACTTTTTTAAGGGAATGCAGAGAGACTTATCAGTCTCTAAGTTCAATCCAGAGTATGCCTTTGATGCTCAGAACATTAGAATAACTGCAAGAGATAATAACACTCTCTTGACAGTTACTAATGAAAGAGGTAATAAGGAGATATCATTACAATCTCCTTCTGGAGACCCTGTAGCTATTGATGGAGTATTACTTGGACAGAATGTGCTTAATAACTATGTGACCCTCTTTACAAAAGGTACAAATGATAATATCTACAGACTTGAGAATAAGGGTACTTATTTTGAGACTCTACTTCTATTCTCAGGTAATCTGAATTTCAGTACAGATTATCCTATTGAGAATATTGGTGTGTATGAAAATGATAATATTCAGAAGGTATATTGGATTGATGGATTGAATCAATCAAGGGTTATTAATATTGTGGCTACAGATGGTGTAAAGGCTAAATGGGATAATAATTCATTTAACTTTGTACAGGACTTAGGTCTTAAAGAAACTGTTACAGTCACAAGGAATGACCTTGCAAGTGGTTCATTTTCATCAGGTGTAATTCAGTATGCTTTCACTTATTATAATAAGTATGGGCAGGAGAGTAATATATTTTATACCTCTCCTCTTGAATATATATCCTTTGCAAGTAGAGGAGCCTCTCCAGAAGAGAAAGTTAGTAATAGCTTTACTATTACCATAGAGAATGCAGATACAAGATTTGACTATGTAAGAGTTTACTCTATTCATAGAGCAAGTATAGATGCTACTCCTAATGTACTTAATGTAGTAGATATTCCTATTAATCCTGTTACAAGAGCTACAACTACTCTTACTTATGTAGATAATGGTACTACTGGAACAAGTGTAGACCCTACTGAGTTATTATATGTAGGAGGTGAGGATGTAGTTTTTGGAACTATGGCTCAGAAGGATAATACTCTATTCTTAGGTAATGCTAATATACAGAGAAAGTTAGTAGGCACTGACATCATAAATAAAATAAAAGGAGGATATGTAAACTTTGGTCCTAAGTATGTAGGTAATTATACACAAACTTCTGGATTCTATCCATACAAGAATAGCTTATATCTTGGTTCTAAGATTAAGAGTTTTAAATATCTTGAGTGGTATAGATTTGGTGTACAGTTTCAACATAAGAGTGGTAAATGGTCAGAACCAGTATGGATAAATGATAGTTACAACTCCCAATATAAACCTTCTCTTACAAGTGGTTCATTAAGTTTAATACAGGCTCAGTACTCACTTCCTGCTGATGTAATTCAGTTAGCAATAAATCAAGGATTTACAAGAGTAAGAGGAGTAGTGGTATATCCTACACTTACAGATAGGGAAGTAATTGCTCAAGGTATCTTGTGTCCTACTGTATATAATGTTGGGGATAGATTCAGTAACTCTCCATTTGCACAGGCTTCATGGTTCTCAAGACCTAATCTTGCATTTGATATTGAACATAATCAATCTAACTGGACTGGATTTGGTGATTGGTCAGACTATGCTAATTCTAAGGCAGCAGTAATAAGGAATAGTAATGTGAATCTTACTGTAAACCCCGGAACTCCCCAAGAGAAGACTATTCTTATTGATATAGTTAATAAGGGTGCATGGGCTGAGTTCAGACATAATAAACCAATTCCTAATAACTGGGAGAGAGGTTCAGAAATACAGTGTCTGGCTAATGTTCCATCAAGTCCTTATGTATCTCAATCAGGTTCAGACTTGAACTCATGGTCAGCCAACCATGCTGAATATTTCTTCATTGACCAATCTATTCTTACACTTCACTCACCAGATATTGAGTTTGATGATGGAGTACAGAACTTAGATTCATCAGGTCTTAAGATGAGAATAGTAGGTGTAGTACCTATGACAGGTAATGCCTCAGATATAGATATTCAGACTTCAACTCCTGCCAATGATACAGATAAGATGGGATTCTACAAGGAATTTGTAGGAGTAGAGAATAATTCTTATCATGGTTTAAAGAACTTAGTTTCTGGAGCATATTGGTTTGATAAAATGACTGATATGGAAAGTGTAGATGATGACCACGGATATACAGAAGCCTTTATGGTTTATGCTTGGCATAGAAATGGCTCACTGAATAACCAAGGTCCTGTTACTGAGGGAACAAGAACTGCAATGCTTGATAAGAAAAAGATTTCAAATATGAAATTCTCTTCTTTCTCTTACTTCTTGAATTCTCCTTGGCTTGCTTATATAGAGAATGATAATAATCATACTGGTATTACTGGTGTAAGTATATTCAACTCTAATGAACAATCATTAGTAAGAATACCTTCTCCTGCAAACTCAGGCTTAGGAGACTTGAATTACTATGGTAATATTGATAAGGTATTAGCTGCTACAAGGGTAGATGATGAATATACAGTTACCATGAATTTTCAAGATGGTCAAAGAACTGAGACTCTGAATAGGAAAGATGGTTATCCTATAGTTGTAACTGGAGTAAATACTGCTGCAACTTATGCTCACCAATTATTTGTGGGGGGTTCATTCCCTATACAGTTTGTTAAGAGAAGTGATGGTAAACAGCTTACAAAGGTTCCTAATGGAACTGATGCTGTAAGAATCAAGTATAAATCAACTCCTCATGCTGTATTTGCACTTAACTGGACTAAAGATGGTAAGCAAGTAGTATTACCTACTAACAGTGAGACAAACTATACAGATTCATGGTCAGTAAACCCTGTTGTTCAGAATCCAGATAATACCCACTTCTTCTGGAATCCAACAGCTAAGAGAATTACAGATACCACATCTACTATTAAGGATAATACTTATCAGGATGTAATCTCTGGATATACAAGTAATTTCTATGATAATAATTATAGTTACTTATTCCTTGCTGAATTATATAATGATAATGTTCAGAATAGATTTGGAGGTCAGACAGAAGAAGCATTTGAGAATAACCATTGGTTGCCAGCAGGGGAGCCATTTAGCTTATTAGATGCTGATGGAAATCCAGTACCTTATCTTTATGTGTATTATACAGAGGGAGATACTTTCTTCCAAAGGTATGATTGTATGAAGGTTTATCCTTCAACTCTTGAAGACCAGAATAGTGTGAATGAGATTGTATCTTTCATGTGTGAGACAAGGGTTAATATAGAAGGCAGGTATGACAGGAATAGAGGTCAGATTAGTAATTTAACTATGACTCCTACTAACTTTAATATGATGAACCCTGTGTATAATCAAGCTAATAACTTCTTTAATTATAGGGCAATCAATCATGATAAGTTCAATCTTAACTACTTCCCTAATACTATTACATGGACTAAGGAGAAACAATTAGGAAGTATTATTGATACTTGGACTAATATCACTATGGCATCTACCTTAGACCTTGATGGTGATAAGGGAGAAGTAGTTTCATTGAATACTTTCAAGAATGAAATCTTTGCTTTCCAGAGAATGGGATTAAGTAACATTCTATTCAACAGTAGAGTACAGGTACCAACTTCTGATGGTATGCCAATTGAGATTACTAATGGATTGAAGGTAAGTGGTAAGAGGTATATAAGTAATACTATAGGCTGTGCTAATAAATGGTCTATTGCAGAATCTCCTTCTGGACTATACTTCATAGATAATGAGACTAACTCTCTATATTTATTTAATGGAGAGATAACCAGTCTATCTGATAAGTTAGGTTTCAGACAGTGGATTAATACACACAATGTTCATGTGAACTGGGAACCTGTTGGTTATAATAACTATAGGTCATTCTATGATAAGAATAACAATGATGTGTACTTTACTTATAAAGACCATTGTCTGTGTTACTCAGAGTTGATTAACCAATTTACTTCATTCATGAGTTATGAAGGAGTCCCTGCTATGTTCAATATAAGTAGTGACTTCTATGCCTTCAAGAATGGTAAGATGTGGGAACAATTTGCTGGAGACTATAATATGTTCTTTGGTGAATATAAACCATTCAGTATTACCTTTGTAGCTAATGCTGAGGAACCAAATGATAAGATATTCAATACAGTGGAGTTCAGAGCTGATAGCTGGGATGGTGATAACTTGATAAGCAACAAGACCTTTGATACTCTTGATGTATGGAATGAATATCAACATGGTACTACAGCTCTCACTAATATGCTTGGACATCCTTCTCCATTAAAGAAGAAGTTCAGGATATGGAGGGCTAATATACCAAGGGCAATTGCTAATAACAGAGATAGGATAAGGAACACTTGGGCTTATATTAAGTTAGGAATGAACACTCCTAATACATATAGAACAGAGTTCCATGATGCTATTATTCACTATTTTGCATAATTAATAAGAGTCCATAAACATTTTAGTTTGTGGACTCTTTCTTTTTTAATTAAAGGCTTTTTTTATTCAATAACTTTATATACATTTGCAACAAAATTAATTATACTATGGCTAAGAAAAAAATTAAGAGAAGAGGCAAGATGCCTCCTAATATATTTGATACTGGAGGTCAAAGCTGGGGACAGCAATCCTCAGAACAATTCTCAAATGCCTTTAAAGGGGAGAATCTTGGCAATTCAATAGGAAGTATTGGAGGTGCTGTTGGTGGGGTAGTCCAAGCAGGAGTATCTAATGCACAGATAGCAGACACCAGTGGAATTGAGGCTCAGAATAAAGCTCAAAAGAATATGGTAGTAGGTGCTTCATCCAATGATGATTTGATGAGTGAATGGGGTTCATGGAATAAAGTGAAAGATGATTATTCATGGAAAGATGTCAGAGGTGGAAGTACTGGTCAAAGAGTTACTAATACTATTGGAGCTGCTGGTCAAGGGGCTGCTGCTGGAGCATCTGTAGGTGGTCCTATTGGAGCTATTGTAGGTGGTGTAGTAGGTCTTGGTAGTGCTATTGGTGGATGGCTTGGTGGTAATAGAAAAGCCAAGAGAAAAGCTAAAAGACTTAATAAAGCTGCTAAAGAAGCTAATGAGAGAGCACTAACTTCTTTTGAAACAAGAGCTGAGAACATAGATACACAGAATGACTTTAATATGTTAGCAAACTTCTCTGCTTATGGTGGTCCACTTAACTTTGGTAGTGGTGCAATAGGCTATGAGTTTGATAATAGATACTTAAATAATCAAGAGATGAGTGCAATTGCTAAACAAAGATTGACCTCTCTTCCTAACTCATTTCAAGCATTACCAGAGATGAATACATATAATGCTTTTGCAGAAGGTGGTGGCTTATCCAGAGAGAAAAACTATGGTTCTAAGAAAAAGCCTTATCCATCTGTTCCTTCTGGAGACTTTGCAGGACCTCACAGGAGTTACCCAATACCAACTAAAGCTGATGCAAGAGATGCACTCAGATTAGCTGGATTGCATGGTAAAGAGAGTGTAAGAAGAAAGGTTCTTGCTAAATATCCTTCACTAAAGGCTTTTGGTGGAAGTCTATTTGATGATGTAGTAGGTAATAACTTCAACCAATCTTTCACACAAGGAATGTTCCAACAAGAACCTGAACAAACTGTTCAAGCAGCTAATATAGCTAAGGATGGTGGTGGTATTCACATCAAGAAGAAAAACAGAGGTAAGTTTACTGAATACTGTGGAGGTAAAGTAACAGAAGCATGTATTAGAAGAGGAAAGAATAGCTCTAATCCTACTACAAGAAAGAGAGCTACTTTTGCACAGAATGCAAGGAATTGGAATGCTTTTGGAGGATGGTTGAATACACAAGGTGGAGACTTTACTAATGGAGTTACATTTATTGATGAAGGAGGTTCTCATGAAGAAAATCCTTATCAAGGAATCCAAATAGGAGTTGACCCAGAAGGTGCTCCTAACTTAGTTGAGCAAGGTGAAGTAGTTTATGATGATTATGTATTCTCTGATAGAATGGAAATACCTGATGATATAAGAAAGGAATACAAGTTAAGAGGTAAAACCTTTGCTAAGGCTGCTAAATCTGCACAAAGAGAAAGTGAAGAAAGACCTAATGACCCTCTAAGTAATAGAGGATTACAAGCTGCTATGGAAAGAATAGCTACTGCACAAGAGGAAGCAAGACAAAGAAAAGAGGCTCATAGAGAGGGAAATGAATACCCAAGTATGTTTGCTTATGGTGGTGATACAGACCCTACTTATGGACTGGCTTTACAAGACCCAATGAGTGCTGAGGAACTTGAAGCTCTTATGGCACAATATAATGAGGTTCCTGAAACAGCTCCAGAAGGTAATAATGATAAGAGGCAGACTTGGACAAGATATGCACCAATTATAGGTTCTGGTTTAGCAAGTCTATCAGACTTATTTAGTAGACCAGATTATAGTGGTGCTGATATGATAAGTGGAGTGGATTTAGGTGCTGAGGCAGCAGGATATGCTCCTATTGGAAACTATCTATCTTATAGACCTTTAGACAGGGACTTCTATATCAACAAGATGAATCAACAGGCTGCTGCTACAAGAAGAGGGCTGATGAATACCTCAGGTGGTAATAGGCTTAATGCTCAAGCTGGAATACTTGCTGCTGACTATAACTATGGTCAGAACATGGGTAATTTAGCAAGACAAGCAGAAGAATATAATCAACAGTTGAGAGAAAGGGTTGAGGCATTCAATAGAGGTACTAATATGTTTAATACTGAGACTGGACTCAAGGCTTCAATGTTTAATGCAGAATCAAGAAATGCAGCTAAGAGAGCAAGATTAGGACAGGCTACTACTGCTGCTCAAATGAGACAAGCTATTAAAGACCAAGATAGTGCAAGAAGAAGTGCTAATATAACTAACTTCTTACAAGGTTTAGGTGATATGGGATGGGAAAATGAGCAAGCTAATTGGCTTGATACATTAGCTAAATCAGGTGTTCTTAAGATGAATACCAAAGGAGAATACACTGGAGGAACTAAGAAAGCTAAAGGTGGTAAAGTAAGAACTAAAAAGAAGAAAGGATTGACTTATGGCTAATTTCAGTTTTGTAAGTGGTGCTAAGTTCAGACCATTCTCTTATCAGGAAATGCTTCAACCACTTCAAGCATACACTCAAGAATATAATACTATTCAAGAGGGTATGGGTGAATTAGGAACTAAAGCAGATATCTTTGATAAGATGGCTAATGAACAGACAGACCCACAGGCTTATGCAATGTATAAACAGTATTCTAATGACTTGGCTGCACAAGCTGAGTCATTAGCTAAACAAGGTCTTACTCCTGCAAGTAGGCAGGGATTAATTGATATGAAGAGAAGATACTCTTCTGAGATTATACCTATAGAACAGGCTTATAAGAGAAGACAAGAGTTAGTAGATGAACAAAGGAAATTACAGGCTCAGGATAGTACACTACTATTTGATAGACCTGCTTCTACACTTTCCTTAGATGAACTAATATCTAACCCAGCTTTATCACCACAATCCTATTCTGGAGCACTATTATCCAAACAAGTGGGTACTGCTGCACAGAACTTAGCTAAGGAAGTAAGAGAGAACCCAAGAAAGTGGAGAACAATCTTAGGTAATCAATACTATGAAACTATCATGCAGAAGGGATTCAGACCTGAGGAAATTATGCAGGCTGTACAGAATAATCCTGAGGCTTCTCCTATACTTCAAGGTATTGTGGAAGATGCAGTAGGAAGTTCTGGTATCAGAAGCTGGGGTGATGAGAATATTCTCAATAGAGCTTATGATTATGCAAGACAAGGCTTGTGGAATGCAGTAGGTGAAACTCAATATCAAACCCTTTCTAATAAGGCTTATGACTATGCAATGCAGGAAAGGTTAGCTGCTGCAAGGAAAGGTAAGACAGAAGGAACTCCCTCTGCTGTATTTAGGTCAGTACCTAAAACTAAAGTAGATGGGGACAAGAAGACTACTGAACTTAATAATGACCTACAGTTCATACAACAGTTAAGAGCTAATCCTTCTATGATTAATGAAGAAGTTGAGAGAATTAATCCGGGTTATCCAACTCAGTATGGTGTGAATGTTGGTGGTGGAATATATAAGGTTAAACCTCATGCAGAAAGACTTCAACAGATAATCAAGAAGTATGATATGAAGGATGGTAATATGGACCAACTTGAACAGAAGTTACAAGCTGACATCAGGAGTAGTGCTGTAAGAAGTTTTGTCTATAAACCTAATATAACTCAGAGTGATTTAATATCACAGGTTATCAAGGAGAATGCAAGAACCTTAGGAGCAGCTACAGAATCAACTGGTCTTTATGAACTTGATGATAATAGGAAGGGAGACCCTATTAAGTTAAAGAATATCTCAGATTACTTCACTGGTGACAATGATATAAGTTATGACCCAGAGGTTGGACTTATAATCAATGCTACTAAGGATGGTAAGACTAAATCAGCAGTTATTGACCCTGAGTTAATTGATGATGCAGACAGGAATGTTGCTAATATTATGCACAACATTAATACATATCTTGAATATGGTTATGACCAGCAAGCTCAAGCAGAAATCAATAATATGATGAATTATATCTACGGTAAGTTCAATACACTTGCCAAGAGACAAAGTAATACAGATTCTAAATTAGAGTAGAAGAATATGGCAAATAATCAACAAATCCAAGACCCATCTACACAAGGAGTAGGTGGGTTAAGGGGAATTAAAAGTATAGATGCACTAAAGCAAGAAGGACTTATAAGAAGTACTCCGCAAATTAATAGTGTGGAGGACTTCAAACAAGTCTCTAATAGTGCCCTACAAAGAGCTGTACCTCAAGAGGTAGGTTTTGTTGGAGTAAATGATAGTATGTTTGATGATAACATCACTTCTATGACCCAACTTGATAACTTAGCCAATACAAGGGGTGAGATGCAACCTTGGTATGCCCAAATAGGTGCTGGTTTAGCTAAGGGTGCTGTTCTTGCAGGTACTACCTTTGCTGATGGTATCATTGGTACTATAGTAGGTTTAGGTAATGCAGCAGCTACAGGGACATTCTCAGGCTTTTGGGATAATCCTTTCTCAAATGCAATGCAGAGAGTTAATGAGTGGTCAGAGTCAGCTCTACCTAATTATTATACTGATGCAGAGAAGAATGACCCTTGGTATGAGAATATATTCTCAGCTAACTTCATTGGGGATAAGTTCCTTAAGAACTTAGGTTTTGCTGTTGGTGCTGCCTACTCTGGTAAGATTAGTGCTGCTGGTATGTCCAGAATCTTAAGTCTTAATAAAGCAAGACAAGCATTTAAAGGTGCAGTTACAGCCTCAGGTGAAGCTCTTAACCCTAATGCAGCTCTACAGGCTTACAGGGAAGGAGATTTATTTCTTGATGGTGTAAGACTTACTGATGAATTAGCAAGGGATGCTAAGAAACTTAAGATGGCTGAGCCTACTCTTAAACTAACAGGTGCTTTCTCAGGTGCATTAGGTGAAGCAAGAATTGAGGCTATACAGAATAGTAAAGACTGGTTTGAGCTTCATAAGCAACAACTTGATGATGCACAAGCTAAAGTAGCAGCCCAAGAGAGAGAATCTATGCTTAGAGAGTTCCCTCAATTTGCACAGTATCAGATTTCTTCTGATGGAAAGTCTTTTGAGCAAGTTCTCACTCCAGAAGGACAAGCTATGTTATGGGAAAGAGTAGATGCTAAGTTTGATTACAATGGTGGGCTACAGAAACTATCAGAAGATAGGGCTAAGATGGGTAATATAGACTTTGCTCTGAATATCCCATTACTTACTGTATCAGATGCTTGGCAGTTTGGTAAGTTCTATGCAGGTGGATATAATACAGCTAAAAGAGGTAGTCAGATACTAAGGACAGTTGCAGAGGATGGTACTATAAGTTATAGTGCAGCTAAACCTTCTGTACTTAGAAATGCTTTAAAACTTTCATCTAAAGCTATTGCAGAAGGTCCCTATGAAGAAATGGGACAGGCTGTTGCAGGCAAAGTTGCAGGATATAAATATGCCTCTGAACTTAATGACTTCTATGGAGCCAAGATAGACCCAGATGCAGAGAGTGAAACTATTGATTGGTTGCAAGCTACTGCAAAAGCTATTCAACAAACCTATGGTACTGTTGAAGGATGGGAAGAGGGTTTCATTGGTGGTTTAACTGGTTTAGTAGGTATTCCGGGCTTTAGAAGTACAAGAAATAGTGAAGGTGGTTTCCAATCTCCAGTGTATCTGCAAGGAGGTATTAAGGAAGATATTCAAGAGATAATAGAAAGAAGTGAGAAGGATGATGCTATAGTAGCTCAATTAAATAATAGAGTACAATCACCTGAGTTCCTTAACTACTATCAATCAGCTATCAGACATAATGCCTATCAAAAACAAATGGATGAAGCTGCTGACAATAATGATAACTTTGAGTTTAAGAATGCTGAACACAACCAGCTCATTAGTGATGTTATCATGTTTGATAAGGCAGGGAGAATACAAGATTTATATGATATAATTGATGAGGCTGGAAGTATTAAACCAGAGGATGTTGAACAAATAAGACAGCTTACTACTAATCAGGAAACTGGTACATCAGTATATGATAATATGACTGATGAAGAAGTAATTGAGCAGATTCAAAAGCAAACCCAAGAGACTAAGGAAGCTGTAGATAACTACAGAAAGATTAGTCAAGACCTACAGGTTAAGATTGGTGATTACTTTGATGAAGATGGTCTTGAAGAAATGACTTATTACTTCTCAAATATTGATAACCTTGAAAACAGGTTTAAGTCAGTACATGAGGATATAAAGGACAGACTCCAAGGAGTACTTGATGCTTCAATGGATAGGGAATTTATTAGTGACAGTGATGAGAATAAGATTAATAGGTTATCAGATTTATTGAACTATTCTCCTGTAAGACTAATTAATGAACTTGCTGATTCAAAAGAAGCTCAAGCCTATATCTCTTTATTAGATAAGGCATTACAGACTGACCCTAATAAGCAGGATATAATTGATGAGGTTAATGACCTCCATAAAATAGCTGAAAGAAGACTTGATTTCATTGACAAGTATGATACTTATCTTAGAAATCCTCAGGCTCTACAACAAAAGCAAGAGAGACAAAGAGAGAATATAATAAGGGAAAATGAAAGACAGGAGATAGCCAAGACTAAGGATGCAGCATTAGCTGCTACTAACCTTAATGAGTTTAGAGAAGCATTGAATAATGAGCCTGATTCATCTAAAAGACAACAGATTCTTGATGAACTTGAGAATGAAGGTAATAAGATGGCTAAGGACTATAAGGAAGTTCAAATGTATAATAGTGAAGTGAGCAGGGCAATAGATAGACAACCTATCTCTCCTGAGGCTAAAACTAATGCACAAGAGCTACTTAGAACTCAACATGAAAATGCAAATAATCTTGAGGAAATGGCTAATCCTAACTCAGTTTTCATTAATAATCCAGAGAGTCTATATGATGAAAATCTACCAGATGATTTGAATATGATGAATTTTGCTGAGGCTCAATATGGTCTTCTGTCTGCAATGAGTGAGGTTAATAATGACCAAAGATTCAAAACAAGATTTCCTTCTGAGTATCTAAAACCAGTTGAGAGAACAGATGGTACAAAAGGAACTACATCAAAAGATACAACTGGAGATAGTGGTACAACAACAGTCCCACCAGTTAATGCTGGACCAGTTGATACTTATGAACCTCCTGTAGGTAATATTACTCCTCAAATGGTAGCTGAGGAAAATAAGAAAGCTAATGAAAATGCTCCTACTCCTCAATCATTAGATAAGGATGCAAAAGGTAAAAGGCAATATTATAGACCCACTATTCCTGAATTACATATCAATGCAAGTAAGGATGGAGACTTTAGACCTTTCAATGTGGTAGTTGCAGAGAAAGAGAACTTGAACTTTGATGAACTTTATAACTACCTTAGAGATAATAGAGCTTTCAGTTATGTAAATGAAGGTAATCTAAAGGCAGGTGATGAACTTGGCTTCATGATTGACCCTGAATTTAATGACCATACAATCTTTATTGTAGATAAGAGAAATAACCAAATAGTAGGTTCATTAGATGAAAGTCAGTATGTAGTAGATAGATATGAAGGTCTTGCAGGTCTAATTGAAAGAGTGAAAGAAGAGTTCAATCAGACTGGAAAGGATAAGAAGTTCATAGCTACTCCTACCACAAGAGTATCTCAGATAATGGTTGGTAGAATACCTTATAGTACAGAAGAAAGAAACATGGGAGAAATACCTAATGTATCTGCTTCATCTATCTTTGGTATTGTAAAGAATGGTATCTTATCTACCAATGGTAGAATCAGTGATGATTTAATCACCAAGCCAATGGATATGAGCCAAAAGGAAGGTAGGATGTATATCCTTATTCCTAATGCTGCTGGTAAATATAGTCCTGCTGCTGTAAGGGTTAAGCACTTCAATGAGAGTGAGTATAATCCAGAGGATGTTACTATTAACTCAACTCCTTTGTACAAGAATATAAAGAAGAGTATTGATGCTTTAGCTAATGCTTTTACAGAGGAAGATGTTAATAATGCAGTAAAAGACTTAGCAAGAAGTCTATATATTGGTGATGTTCATATTGACTATATACAAGGTAAGAATGGTAATGGTATCAGGTTCACTAAGGTTCAGAGAGATGCTAATAAGAATGAAATCTATGATGAAATAGATGGTAAGAGAGTCAGAAGAGAAGATGCAAGAACTGTATTCTTAACTGAAAGATGGGACCCTAATGTTCTTTATGAATTAGGTGGAGAGGGTGTTAAAACTCAACCTGATACCAGAGATTCACAGGAAGTAGCCAGTGAGATACAAAACATTTTAATGGCATTCAATCTTCCATTACAGGTGAATTTAGGTATGCTTAATAAGGGAGGCTACAATAATATGTTACTCTCTTCTGGAGTAATGACATCCAATATAATAGATGCCAGTGTAAAAAGTAACTGGTTTACAACAGATTATTTTGATATACAAGGCAACTTACAGCAAGCTCTAAATCCTGCATCAGTTAAGGCTGAGGAAGGTAGAAAGATACAAACTCCTGTAGGAGGTACAGAGGGAGCTATTGCAGGAACTACAGTTTCATTTGATAATACTACATACCATGTAGATTTGACTTCAAATACTGTAAGGGATAATAATGGTAGAACTCTTAACTCTTTCCCAGAGTCTATTCTTGATATGGCTTATATACAAGAAAACTATGGGGATGCTCAGAATGGCTCCATGATGATGGGGGGTATCACCCTTCTTCCTAATGGTAAGGTTCTGAACAGAAATACAGGTCAGTATGTAACTGGTGCTGCATCAGATAAATTCAAACAGAAATTGGCTGATAGAAAGAAGACTGTAGCTGACTCTAAGAAAGTTATAGACCAGATTGCAGAGAATCAAGCTAAGGTTGATAAGACAAGAACTGATGGTGAGTTCTATTATATCCTTGAGGATGATGGTGAATACCATGAATATAAGAGGGTACATTCAGTATTAGGAAGTAATTGGATTGAGTCTCCTAAACAGACTAAAGCTCTACAAGATTTAAGAGTTAATCTCTCAAAGAATGCAGATAATGTAACACAATTCAATAACTATCTTAAGAACTTAAGTAACCATTATGGTGTAGACCTTACAGCTTTTGAGGGTAAGATTGATGCAAGAAGTAGAGATACTATTGTGAATATAGTGAGGGATAAAATGTCTGGAACTAATTCACAAAGAGCATTAGATGCAGGTACTTCTGTAGATAGTGTAATCAGGAACTTCTTCACATCAAGTGAGATGCCAGTTAAACCAAGTAATATGTCTGAACAGGCATTTAATGATTTGGTTACTTCTCTTACTGAAATTAAGAGTAATATTGAAGCAAGGGGTGAGACATTCCTTACTAATAATATAGTACTCTTCAATAAGTATGAGAATGGAAATAGAGTAGCTGGTGAGGTTGATATTCTCTCTGTAGATGCTAATGGAAACTTCAAGATATATGATGTTAAGACAAGTAGATATAGCTTCTATGACTTTGTTGATAGAAATGGTAGAAAGGTTAATTACTTCAAGAATAAATCTAATACCCAAACAATGAGTCAGGAGCAGTATTATACTAAACAATTAAGTGCTTATAAGAACTTATTTGAGTCTCAATATCATACTCCTATCACTACTTTAGCTATATTACCCTTTGTACTTGAGTACAATAAGGATAATGTTAGTAGAGTAACTAAGGAGAAGGGTATTCTTCTTAACTATGATTCATCTGTGAATGTTCCTTTAGTTGGTAGTGTAGCTACTCCAGAAGTGAATAATACTAATAGTAGCTTACCTATATTCAACAGTACATTTGAAACAAGAGAACCTATAAACAATGTTCTACCAGACTATAGTATGTCAGATAGTAAAGTAGGTTACTTCTTGAGAGATGGAAAGTTACATACAGGTTATCTAAGTCCTATTGGAAAGGTGAATGGAGTTGAGGTGTATATGACTAAGGTTCCTAATATTACTAAAGGCTTTGGAAATCAACCTGCACATGTTGCATCTAATGATTTCTATGCAGTATTTCCTAATGGTAATACCATTGCTTTAGTAAAGAATGCTGTACTATCATATAGTGAAACTGAGGCTAAGAACAATATAAAGAAGATACTGGAAGGTAATCCTCAGAGAGTTGTAGATATGTCTCAGGAAAGTACTATACTTTATACTCCTTCTGCTGAACCAGTTAAGATTGAGAAGCCTATTATTCCTGCTACTATTAATCAGTCAGATGCAAGTGGTGCTCAGGCTACAGTAGCTAAAGAGCAAGCTATTAACCAGACTGATGAAGAGTTTGATGTAGAGTTTGAATTAAGAAAAGTTGATGATTTATCAAGACCTATATGGGATAAAGATAAGGAGTTAGCTTGGTTAAATAAGGTTCTACCTCAACTAAGTGAGAGTGAAAGAGTAGTAGTTACTAATGGTCTTATCAGAGTAGCTAAGACTGGTGCATTAGCATGGGGTCAATTTAATAATGGTATCATTACTTTAAGTAATATAGCTGCTGAGGGAACTACATACCATGAAGCATTTCATGCAGTATTCCATTTACTCACAGAACCTACACTTAGAGATGAACTACTTCAAGAAGCTAAGAGAACTTATGGAGACTTAAGTAACTCACAACTTGAAGAAGCTATGGCAGAAGGTTTCAGAGAGTATGTAATGTCTCAAGACACTCAATCATTAGGTACTAAGATAATCAATTTCTTCAAGGAATTGCTTGCTAAAGTAACTAATTGGAACAGTCTAAGACCTTCTCTTACTGAATATTACAGGAATATTAATGAAGGACATTACTCTAACATAACCTATAAAGTACCATCTCTTCAAGAGATGAGAAATCAGGAGGGGGTACAATCCTCAATGGATTTCAGTAGTATTGAGACTGAAACAAGGGAAGCACTTGAAAAGAAAGGATGGACAGAAGAAATGTGGAACTCTATCTCACAAGAGGAAAGAGAGCAAGCTATCAGATGTTCATAGCTTCAAACATGAGGTTTAAATTTTTTATTAAGGTGTAAATAAAAAGGGGAGGTAGAATAATCTACTTCCCCTTTCTTCTTTTAAGCCTATTGCTTAAAGAATGGTATTTGGTCTTCAATATAGATACCTCTCATGACTGTGTTATACATAGGAGCAAGAGGAGATTTAAGTAAGCTCTGTTGAGCTTTAGACTTATCTTTATAAGGTCCAGACTTAAGTATTGCATCTTCTCCATTGAATGTTTCATAGTTCATTGGGTTCATCAGATTGATTAGATTAAGAGTCTTTTCTACTGTATTTACACCAGCAGCAGGAGACTTTAATATCCTCAAACCTTCACCAACCATCTCTGGAGTAGGAGTAAGAGCACCTAATTCAGTGTATAACTTTCTCAACTGATACTCAATCATCTTGACTAACCAAGGTCTGTCCCTATCATCACTCCACTCTATTAATCCAATAGCTGCTGCTACTGCAAGGAAATGGGCTACCTCAGTTAATGCTCTCTTGACATTTGCCTGTTCTGTGGGAGTCATTTCATTCCACTTACTTGCAATATCAAACTGAGCTTTCCTTAGGTCTTGGAATAGGGCATTCATAAACCTGCCAGTAGTAAGGTAATAACCTTCTGTCCATGCTTCAAGGTCATAGTTATATGTGGCTGATTTGAATCTTCTGTTCAATGATGGTTTAATCCATTTCCTGAACATCATACCCAATCTACCAATAGCCAACCTTTGTACTGCACTTCTATCAGCTTTATTGTAAATACCGTGCATTCTTTGATTAATAGCTGCACTCTTTCTACTGAACTTGATTATATCTTCCTTAGTGAAAGCTGAGCCATCAGCCTTAGTATAACCTTGTTTTAGCTGTAATTTAGCACCTAACTTCTTGTTACTACTATCTAATGGTACAACCTCAAAAGCATCCCATAGACTTACTAACTTACCATTAGGAGCCTTCATTTTATAAGCATCAGCCAAAGCTAAGCTGGTTCTATTCTGCATCCAGTGTTCACCTGCATTATTCATAAAGAATAGAGCTGATGTACCAAACATTCTACTGAACCAAGTCTTCCTGTCAAAGTTGACTTCTCTTGTATCCTGTTCATATTCCTGCATTACATTGAATAGCTCATCCCATAAAGCTAACTTATTGGTCTTTACTCTATCACCTAACTGAGCTAAGAATGATGGTAATTCCTTACTATAGGTTCTATCAGCTTTTAGAGTATTCTTTTCATTGAAGAACTCTCCTGAGAAAGACTCAATTCTCATCATCACTTTACCAGTAGCCACATTGGAAACACCTGAAAGGACATTCAATGCCAAGTTATTCATAGAAGTCATTCTATTAATAAAGTTAGCTACCTTTCCTTTGTCAATATTAGTCTTACCAAATGTTCCTTCATCTGCCATGTATCTTCCATATACCTGCATTTCAAAGAAGTCATTCAATCTTTCCATAAACCTTGACTTGTCTCCTGTCTTGGTTAATTTACTTTCAACCTTTCTACCTACTTCCTTAAACTTCTCAACCATAGGTTTACCACCTTCTGTTTGAGTGACTTGTCTTTCTCTAAGCATATCTCTACCAACCTCAAGAACATCAATGATCTTATTCATTTCATCAAAGTCATTAGCCATTGCTGCATAAGCAGTCATAGTGCCCACTATATCAGTAGATAAGTCATTAGCACTTTCTCCCTTCTTGAGCTTTGTAAAGTAGATAGGTAACATTTGTACCCCTCTATCCTCAAAGTCTTTTACAGTTGCCTTGTCTCCAAAGTCTGTATCATCAGTTCTCCTAATGAAATTGTCCTTGATACTTTCCCAAACCTGTTGAGCACCAGACTTCACACTTTCAGAGCTTTTAACCCTTTCAACTAAGTCTTTCCTAATCTTTACAGCACTATTCAGTTTTGTATATTTATCAGGAAGTAGAGCATCAAGTTTAGCCTTAATATCCATTACAGTAGTGTAATAGTCCCTTTGGGCTTTATTCAGCCTTCTGAACTCCATACTTTCATAAATGGACTTCTTAGGTTGTCTAACTCCATCTACAGTTTCCATATTGGCATTGAACCAATTCTGTCTCTCTTCATTGTATTTATCAGCATTCTCCCCTACAGGATTTCTGCCATACTTTTCATTGAGACTTTGGAACATAGTCCTCATTCTCTCCCTGAATAGAGCATGATTTATCTCACTGATATAATTACCACTCAGATTACCTTTACTATCCCTCTCAAACATCCACTCAGTGTCTTTCACACCAGCCTGTTCAAGTTTAATAGTGGCAGCTTGTAGTTCCTTCTGAATATCAATAGTCTTCAATCTGGCTTGTTCCTTGCTCTTTTTAACAGCTTGGTCCATAATCTTCAACATATAATCAGAGCTATCTGCCATACTATCCAGCCATCTGTCAAAGAAAGAAATATCTTCATCAGCTACTTTAACCAATTCTTCTGCATTTAGAGTCTTTCCTTTATACTTTCCAAATGGAACCACAAGGTTATCTCCTACAAAAGGCTTGATGAAATCAACAAATAAAGGCATAGAGATTGTATTGTAGTCCACTGCAAGGTCATTAAGCATTGTAGTGACATTATCTAATGCAACCCTTACTCTTTGACCATATCTATTATCTGTGGACTTCTCTTCCTCTCTGAGAGCCTCTCTTACTGAATCAGCTATCCTCTTATAACTGTACATATAGTTCCTGATGTCCCTGAGTACCCCAGCTCTTTCATTAAGATTAGTTGCAGGAGCATTTCTCAATACCTCAAGCCTACTACTTACTTTCCTTAGCTCTTCAAGTGCATTATCAAGGAACATATAGATACCTTCAATCTCACTATTATCAGCTAATTCAAGCTCTAACCTGTCTATTAATAACCTCTGATTGGCACTAAATTGACTGTTAGGATTTCTCTTTTCATAAATCTTGAGCCTCTTCAACTCATTGTCTATAATCTTTTGTAACAAAGCCTTATCCCTATCTACCCTTTCAGTAGTGGAATAGAAAGCCTCGGAGGTACTAATGTTCTCAACATTAATAGCTTCATCCATCTGTCCAGTAAGAATATCACCAGCCAGTTTACTAAAGCTACTCTCTGCTTCAAGCATTGCCTTTTGGAACTGTGAAGCCCCTAATCCTCTAAAGAAATTTTTTACAGCATTGATAAACCTCTCCAGAAGGGATTTATAAGATGAAGAAGGAATGGGTTCAGACTGTAATAAGTGTTTAGCAAGTAATTTACCAGCAGCTTCTCTGGCTAACTTTGATTCATCACCTTTATACAGACTGTCATAAGTGTTATAATCATCACCTAATATCTCACCTACCAAACTATTGTTAGCCAAGTGATTAACCAGTCTATTGATAAGAGGATTATCACCCATTGCCTCAATAGCAAAGTGAGCAAACTCCTCTGGTAATGCTCTTTCCCCTTTAATACCATCAGCAAGTCTAATCAATTCAATTATACCTGTTGCAGCATCTCTGGCTTGACTAAAGTCTGTTACTCCTGCCACTCCTCTTCTCTGTTCCAAGTCTGTAAGAGCACCTATTCCAATACCATTAGCAGATAATATCTCTCTCAATCTATTATTAAGAGTGTAATTATACTGCATATTATTGGCTTCAAGACTATTCATCTTGTTTCTTACTCTGACAAAAGGACTAATATAAACCCTATTACTTTCATTGTCCCATACCTTCTCAACAGATGCAACATAGTCCTCTCTAAACTCTGACTGAGTATTGAATTGAATAGCTTTTTGGACTAACATTCTATAGTTTTCATCATTGTTCAGATATAACTTAGCTCTACCTGTCTTATGGTAATGACCAATCTCTTCATTAAGGCTCTTTAGAATCTTTTGCTCATCAATAATACTTCTCAGATTAGTTTTCTTCAAGAGACTGCTTAGAGTAGGTTCACCATTTTCATCCATTTGTAACCTTGGATTCCAATTAGTAACAAAGTCACTACTCTTTGTAATGAGGTATATTCTTGTTGCCTCCTGTCTATTAGGGGCATAAGCCAGCAGGTCTTTAAATAACCTGCTGCTTACTACCTCATTTTTACTGTTCCTCACTTGAGGAATTATTGCACATTTCTTAGCCATATCTATAATTCATATAATGTATTTGCACCACAGATTTTATCATTGTTTGCATCCTCATACTCAGTATTTGGATTAATAGAATTAATATCATCTGCTTTCCCTTCATTCACTTCAAGTGGAGCACCATACACCTGACTGAAAGCCTCACTTGCAATATCTTGAGTCAGACTTGAGAAATCATAGTTAAGATATTCTGGCATAGAGTCATAATCAATATCAGCTTCCTGATAGGCTGTTATATCCTGATTTACATTAGGAGTATAATCCCTATCATTCTTATCAATTACTGACTTCATTTCAGTAACATCCTTACCATATTCATACTCAATAAAACTGTTCTTGAATCCAAGTGGGTCTATTCTTTCATACACAGCTACATTAGGTTGTACATTGTCAGCTTGTGTAAGCCTGTAATATATTGTACCTCCCTTGTATCTTCTTGCTATATAATTAAAGAAGTCATAGGTTGTTTCCTCTCCTATTCCCTCTCTCTTCCTTATTATCTTCTTATCACTACTGTTAGACTCAGTATCAATGGTTATTTTAACCATATCCAAAGCATCACCTTGTTCATTAGTAAAAGAAGTGGAAGCCTCTGTGGGAACCTCAGGAACCAACTGTCTGTTATCCAAGTGATTGTAGATGTACTGGTCAATAAACTGACTGTAATCATCCTCACTTTCCAACAATCCTCTCAGTGTATCAATGTACTCTGGAATGGATTGTCTAATAGCAGTTGGTGCTAAATGAATGAAAGTAGAAGGTCCAAATGCAAACCCATTTCTGTAATAACTGTATCTGAATAGATTAAGAGCTAAAGCCTGAGCTTCTGGTCCCATATATAATAATGATTGCCAGTCCCTCATGTATCTTTCTCTCAGAGTAGGACTTAACTGACCAACATTTTTAAATACTACTGTATCTACAGGATTGTTTTGGTTAGCCCTTATTACTCTTAATCTCTTAACAAACTCAAGTTCAGCTATTTCAGGATGTTCACTCAATGTTCTATTGAAATAATCAGGGAAATTATTGATAAAATCCCTTCTCTTATCACTGGCTGTTGTAACCTTATCATCTGCTCTGAGGTTAGCTTCTTGCCCAAAGAATGATGTCTTGGACATAATATAAGCTAACAAATCATTGTAGATATTATTGAGTGTCTTTGCATTCAACTTGCCTGTCTTAGTATACTGTCTTAAACCTCTCAATCCTTCTTTACCATCAATTACTTCCCTGAAAGAGTCAGTAAACTGAGGGAAATATCTACTGAACATCTCTTGTGTCTGGTTAATACCAAGACTAAAGAATGCCTGTAAATAAGGTAATGGGGAGCTTAATAATCTCTCTCTTATCTGGTCAATATCCATACCTTTCATATTGAAAGGCATAATAACTTCTGCACCAGTTAAAGGAGAGTTTTCATTTAACACCACATTAGTCAGGAAGTCATCAACTTTCTGTATCTTAATCTGTGTATCTGCAATAGTAGGACCTGCTGCACCACCTTGAGTATCTGCTCTTGTAGCTTGAACCAACTGTCCCAAAGCATCTGCTGTACCCATTATTCTCTTAAATAAATAACCAGCAGCCACTTGCTTCTTATAGAACTCAACCTTTCTGTAGTCAGATGTCTGATTCCTATCACTTAATTCCTCTACTTCCTTCTGGAGAATGATATTGTCTGCCAATTCATCTGCCATGAACTTATTAGATTTATAATTGTCATAGGTTACATCTTCCATCATTGCAGCCCTTTTCTTGTAGTTCTTAATGACTTCATCAATGATTGTGTCCTTTCCTTTACCTTCTCTACTCTCTCTAAAATAGGTATTAGTAATATCCATTACAATTGGTTGTGACATAATCAAACCAATCTCAATAGGATTATAACCAAGCCTACTTAAAAGCATTGAGGCATCAGCAGTGAATGTATTCTGATTCAATGAAGCAAGCACAGGGTCTTTCACATTATCCACAGATGCAGCAAGGAAACCTGCATTATTCCTTGAGATATACTCCTTATTGTCATTCATCAGACCATGAAGAGAAGTCAGTCTCTTACCATTAAGTAAGAAAGAGCCATTCTCAGTATCAAGACCTAATTCAGTATGTTGCATCAAAGCATGGTTTGCATTATGGTTGGCATAAATACCAATCAATGCTGCACCAGTCATATTCTGCTGATGAAGTTGAACCTGAGTTCTTGGGTTAAGAGGGTCAAGTTTCTTCTTGAACTTCTCTGCCAATTTGTCAAGTTGTTCCAAATCCATACTACTTAACTTGTTAAGAGTACTTTGATTCTCAGGGATATTCAGTTCCTTCCTTAGTTCAGATTCTCTACTTGATTGAAGGATATTAATCATTCTTGCAGACTTCTTCTGATAATCAAAACCACCGGGGTTAAGTATCTTTGAAGCAGTGTCAGCATTAGTCAGAACACCCCACATCATATCAATCAATAGATTGTTTCTGGCTTCAAGACTATTCTCTTGTGGAGACTTGCTAAAGTCATATTCAATCTTCTCAATCTTATCCTCAGAAGATACTCTATACTTCTCTCTGTTAGCTTTATATGTCTTCCAGAGATTGTATTCCTGACTATCCTTAGGAGCTTTCCTACCATCATCTATGGCTCTGTTTACACTCTGTCTATACTCCTTTAACATTTCAAGAGATACAGCTTTTCCTTGTGTCAATTGAGCAACCAAATCATCAACAAACTGTCTTCTATTATACTTAGGAGTTATCTTAAACTCAGGCAACATGATATACAATTTATCCACATCAAAGTCAGAACCACTCAAAGTAGTAATCTCTGCTGGAAGCATAATTGAAGAACCATTTTGCTGAGGTAAGAAACCTTTAATATAAAGAGGAGCCATTGAGTATTTGTCCTCAGTTGGAACTCTATAACCAATCAACTTTCTCAAGCTGTCTGGTAATTTATTTACATCCAGTTCATGAGTACCTGCCTTCATAAGAGGTTCATAGAACTTCCTACTATATGCTGGCATATAAACTTCGAGATATTTGATTCTCTTGTTCTCTCCTTCACCTTCAAAAACAATCTTTAATTCATCAGTAAGACCATAGTCAGACACCTGAATAAGTGCTCCTCCTCTAATCTTCTGCTTAGTAATCCTACTCTTGATAATACTATTCAGCAATGTCTGTACTCTTTGGGATTGTACAGGGTCAAATAATGGAATATTGAATTGTCCTTTCTCATTAAGAGTACAGGCTCTAATCATATCAATTCCATATCTCTGATTACCTCTCAATTCCTCAAGAAGAATCTTCTCAACCTGTCTGGCATCCTTGAAAATTTCATTTACATCAGCAAAAGCCTGAATGATATTCTCAGTGTTAATAGCATTGTACATATCTAACCATTCCTGTTTAGACATTTCTCTACCATTCACATCAATCTTAACATCTGGACTAATATCTGCTGTAATCAGCTTCCTAATCTGAGTACCAACTAACTGAACTGCATCAATAGCATGTTCTGGAGTTGCAGTCTGAATACCATAGTCTTCATAGCTTACTTTATGAACCACATTAGGGTTCTCAACACCATTCTGAGTAGTGGCATTCTTAAGTACAGACTTGACATCTTCCTTAGTATTGACACTATTCAAATCAATTACACCTTGTTTCCCAACCTTAGTAGTTGATTCAAATTGAACTACATCAATTCCATTCTCTTCCATGAACTCATTGATAGCTACAAGTTTACCTGATTTACCAAGTGGACCTGAAACTAATTGGTGCATAGCCATAAGAAGGAACTCTGAGTTCTTATGCTGAACTGGTGTCTTAATACCTGTATGACCTTGAACTCCACTCATATTATTCACCTGAGTGTACACATAAGGTTTCTTAGTCTGCCAGATAATATTGAAATCAGCCATATCCCACTTACCATTTTGGAAGTTATCAAAGGCTCTCTGCATATCATCTGTCCACTGACCAGACATATCAAGTATAGCTCTGTAAGAACTTAGTGACCTGTAAGCCTGAGCATCTGCCACATTTACCTCTCTAAACTTGTTTAAGATTAAATCTCTGTCTCTCTTTGACATCTCACCTTTCTTGACTCTTTCATCAAGCACAGTTGCAATATCATCAAGTGCAGAAGATACAATCTCATCATCCTTTAGATAAATAGTTCTCTCTTCCTTTCTACCATACTTAGAGTTGGTATTAAGTCTAAGAGCAGGAGCATGAACTTCCTTATATCTCTTTTGGAAGTCCTCTATATTCTTATAGAAAGCAAGGTCAGTTGTAGTGAGTTCAATGATTTGTGATGTAGCAAACTTACTATTCCAGAAGTATTCTCTCAACTTAGCTTTGGCATTATTTCTAATAACCAAGTTTCTGTTGATACTATCCATTTCCTTAGCAGTAATCTCACCTCTCACCATCTTCTCTCTCAATAAGTCCTTAATACTTTCAAAAAGAGTAGTTGCCCTTCTATCATCTACTGGGTTATTATTGTTGTAATCCCTTAAAAGAATATCCATTTCTGTAGTCCACATTCCTTCAAGAGCCTTCTTTGCATTGTTCAAAGAAGTTGCTGTATTCCTATTGTAAGAACTTTGACCAGCATTTACACCAATTACCCCAAGATATTTGTACTTACCATTAGGCAGTTCTTCAAGTAAACCAGCTTTAGCCCATTCTCTGTAAGTCTGTTCAAACTCATTGTCAAGAGCTTCTCTTACTGACTCTCTGATGAACTCCCTTAATTCAGCACCAGTTCCTTCATTCTGGATTCTCTGGAACCTGTCAAGGAAAGTCTCACCATTGTCATATCTTACATCATTCAGAGCTGTAAGGAACTTAAATTCAGCACCACCAATACTCTTGATAGTACCATCTTTCTTCCTTACTATATCATAGTTTGCAATAGGAGCAATATTAGAATTACCCTTTTGATATTCAATATCCCTTTGGTTTACAAGAGCTATTCTATCTACTTCCTGATTAACCAAGTCAACCATTCTATCAAGGATAATATCATCATACTTCATATACTCACCATCTTCTCCAATGATGCTATGATTGTCATACTTTCTGAATCTAATAAATTCAGCAGAGGGACTATCTGAAAGAATTGGCACATGGTAATTAGCCCATTGAACATCAGACTTACTGTTATCTGGGTCTCCAAAGTATTCTGTCAGTAATACTAAGGTATAATCCAAATCATCCCAGTTCTGATATGCAACCTTATCTGAGTTAAATAGAACCTTATGGCTCAATCCTCTTCTCATTTCAGGGTTATTTACCAGTTGCTCAATCCAGTCATTTCTCCATCTACCATCCTTATAGAACCATTCATATTGTCCAAATTCATTTTCAACAAACTCTTTGAACCTTGCTTCATTACCCATAACATTCTTGAGTTGTTTAATCAACTTGCCAAGATAGTTAGGAGTAACATGGCTATAGTATGACTTATCATTTTCCCTCACACTACTTTCAATGGCATCTTCTGTTACTTCTGCAAGCATCATAGCTATACTGTTGTAAGCAGAACCAAAGGTATTTATCAAATCCCCTCTCTTTTCAGTTCCATCTTCAAGAGTCTCAGATTTAACCTCACCTTTCTTTACACCACTGAATATGATGTTTAATTGAGGAAGAAGCAACATAATTGGGTCTGTTGCAGTACCACCTTCATATTGCTTTATATTGGTCAGAGCATCTAATAATACACCTTGATTAGCATTGATACCAATCATATTAAGGAGCTTATTCAATGTCTTCCATACCTTTTCATCTTGTAGAAGTTCCAACCTTTGTTCTGTACTAAGATTGGTAAATCTGTTATTGAGAGCCTCAGTCCATTTAAGACCATTCTCTGCATTCTCAAGATTCAAGTCTCCATTCTTATCATAGATACTATCATCATCAAGCAGATTACCATTCTCATAGTTATCCCTCCATTCATCAAGTAGATAATATACACCCTCAGGCTTATTGATAGCAATAGTTTCCATCTTGAAAGTACCATCAGCCTGTAGTTTCTTCTTCTGAATCCAGTAAGGCATAAAGTCCTTTCTGAAATCCTGATAGAACTGACTGAATAGTTTAGGCTCAGCCTGTAGTTTCTTGACTATTTGCTTAGTCCAAGGCTTGGTATTACCCAGAGTCTCCAGAAGTGGTAACATATCATCAGATGTAATCATATCTCTGAGCTTATCTATAAGGGTTGCATGAACATAGTCTGCATCAAGAAATCTAAGATTTCCCAAATCATCCTTATCATACTTTCCTCTGTAGTCAAGTTGGGGAATCTCTCTGATTACCTTTCTAACCTCTTGACTTAAAGACTCATGAGAGCTTACTTCCCTATAATTAGTCATCCATCCATCCTTGAAAGCCTCATCCTTTACAAAATCATCAGCCTGTGTATCTACTGCACTATCTCCCTCAGGAGTATCATTATTAAGGTTGGCATCTTTAGGGGCAATATAATTAGGGTCAATCCTAATCCCCTCAGTAGCTATTAGTATAGTACTTGCTTCCTCAGCCAAGGGCTTGAAGTTATCTACTACCTTCTGATAAGCATTGGTTTTATATAATGCCTTCTTCTTTGCAGCTTCATACTTCTGTTCATCACTATATCTCTCAGAACCCTTCATACTATTGATTGTATTCAGTTCTGATTGTATCCTATTCTCCTCAGAGTCAAGTATATAGTTATTGAAATAATCCCTTACTCTACTAAATAAGCCAGCAGGTGTATATAACTTGATTATCTTGAACCTATCAAGAGTTGCTAACTCCTCTTTCAATTCATTGACAGCAAGTACATCACCTTCTTTTTCAGCATCAGCAATTCTCTTATTAAGAGTATCATTGTGTTCTTGCAGTGCTGTACCTATTTCATTGCTAAAGAATCTTGCAATCAGACTAACCCTGTCTCTTCTTGTTCTTGGGTCAAAGTCCAAATCTACTTTAGCTTGTTCTTCCACAGTGGAAATTCTTGGAGCCTCAAATGAAGGTGAAAGTGCTTTATCTAAAGCCTCTATCATTTCATCCTTACCTTTCCTTAGTTCTGCCCTAAAGTTATTTAGTTCAGAAGCAGTAGGATAAGTGTCCCAGTCCTTATTATTCTTGTCTTGCCATAGCTCAACAAGTCCCTTGACTGATTCTATAGTTTCACCCTGTAATTTAGCAGCCAATTCTTCTATTGTAGAATTAGCTGTGATACATCTTTTACTCATCTTGTTATAGATTTATAATTAAATTTATGTGCAAATATAAAGGTTGTTTTCTTAATATACAAGTTATTAAGGGTTTTCTTTTTGAGAGGTAAACCAAACTCTTTAAAAATAAGAAAGGGGAGACTTAGCTCCCCTAACTGTTACTCAACTACATACTTAACACCATTGAAGATAAGCTGTTTAATTGTATTGATATTAACCAGTCTTTCACCAGTTTCTTTTGGACCTCTTACAACATCCATATCCATACATTTGTACTTACCATCCCTTGATACAAACTGCATCTTGTAGCCTCTTAGTACCCTATCTTCTCCTTCAATGAAGTCTTTAATAGGGTTATTCTGGATGTGTTCCAGAGCTTCTTTATAAGCTACAGCCATTGACTTCTTAGCTTTCTTAGCCTTGTCAATCAAAGCTACAGCCTCTTGTCTTTGTGCTTCCCTTTCAGCTTCATATTGCTTCTTGGTCTTAGCTTTATCCTGTTTTTGGAACACAACAGTGAATACCTCAGAAGATTTGATACCCTCAAAGATTGTCCTTATACCCGGAGTACCATCTTTCTTATCTTCCTTAGTCACTTTTACTTCTTTGTCATACTGGTCAGAAGTATTAAGCAGGTCTTGAACATAACCATAACCTAATGTTACTGACTTTCCACTCTCTGTATGTTTGAACTTGATTGTATCTTTACCAATCTCTTCAACAATGTAATGTGACTCTTCTGAGAATACATCACCTACTGCTATCTCTTTAATATTGATTTTCATTTGTCTTGATTTTAATCTGTTACTTCTTTTGAATAAGCAGTATATACTGCACTTAATTCTGCATCATCTTTTACAGAATCCATAGTAGCTTTATACAAGCCTCTTGTTCTTTCCCCACCTCTACTTAATGCAGCAGCTTCAATCACTTGAGAAGTTTTACCACTATTATTGAAGGGAACACTTACACCATTTGTCATGGCAGAAAGCTCTTTATACCACTCAACATACATAGGGTCAATAGTCATGGTATCAAATCTGATACCTAATTTACTTGCCTTCTTAGCTTCTTCTCTCCAGTCAATTTGGGCATTACTTACAATGCTTTCATAACTGTAACCTACCTTGTGAGGTGCTGCATCAGCAATCAATAATACTGCCTTAGTAGAACCTTCTCTCCATGCAGTTTCCTCAGTGATTTTCTTAATGACCAGTTCATAGAACTCATTACCATCCCCACCACCTGTATTCTGAGCCTCAGTGATAAACTGAATGATTTTATTCTCATCATTAGTTAAATCCAATACTTGATAAGCCTTACCAAAGTTATCCTTGCTACTCATGTCACAATAGTCACCAAATGCTACTATACCAATCCTTAAATCAGGATTAGAACTAAATAGTTTGGGAACTAACTCCTTCACATGGGTCTTTACTGCATTAATATAAGCTGACATAGAGCCAGTTGTATCAAATGCAATTACCATGTCAAGCATACCATCAGTAGTAGATGGCTCTACTATTTTAGGTAGCTCTTTTGTCTTAATTAAATTTGTTCTCATTAAATGAACTTTTCAAGATTTGACATAAACTCTTGAGCTTCTTTCTGAGTTTCAGAGATGAAACCTATTTCATCCTCAAGAAGTTTTACCTTTTGTTTCTTACTGTCAATGTCTGCCTGCATTTCTGCACTCAACTTTGAAGCATCTTCATGTGCTTTCTTAAACATTGATTTTACTCCAGTCAGCCTTTCCTTAAATGAAGGCTTCGCAATAACTGCTTGTTTCTTACTTCCAAATACCATTGTTTTTTTTTTTTTAGTTAATAATCAGTATTTCTATACTTCTCCAAATCTTCTTGATATTTAGCTGTCTTTGAATAGCCACAGGGCTTCATGAACTCAGGACAAAAGCCTCTATATATACACTCAGGCACACACTTGTCTACAAGTATTGGGTCAACTTCTTTTATAGCTTCTAATACTTGTTTCCATGCTTCCCTTGTTTCTACAGATGCACAACTACATAATCTCTTCCTTGAGATATTAATGATAGCTTGTGCATTAGCTGTCATATCCATGTCATTTAAAGCACCTTGAGGCAATTCATCCCTATTGTAATTATTACCTGCTCTATCACCTCTCTGAGTGTGAACAAACTTTTCACAACCTTCATGATGCCTTACTAAGTGTGCAGTAACCCATTGTCTGATTTCTTCCCATGACCAATCATATTCTACCAATCTGATAGGACTGTGTTCAGCCAGCAACATCTTTGCTTCCCATGAAGCAGAAGGCTCTTTATCAAGAAAAGCCTTTCCAATAGTTCTTCTTGCAGCATTTAAGGCTCTTTTCCAAGAAGTAACTTGAACTAATCTTACAATCTTACTCATCCAATATTACAATTTCATCAAAATCAACTTTCTTAGGAAAGTCCTGTCTTCTCACCTTCTCTTCAAGGGCTTCCTTAATCTGTTCCTCCTCTGCATCTGGAGGTAATTCAACCTCATCATAATATGATAGGGTTACACTCACAAACCTCTTATGTTTTACATCAAGAGATGCATTCCAAGGTGCTCTGGGGTCCTCATCAGCCCCTAATGGTGCATTATTCATTCTCTTTTCCTTTTTAAGTTTCTTAATATTTATCTCTAAATTATTCTCTTTGATTAATCTTCTTGCAATAACACTTTCAAGTTTTAATGGGATGCTAATATGCCTGCCTTTTTCATTAAGGTAGATAGCATGGTCTCCACTTTGTCTATTATAATAGAAACCATTAGCTACTACCACCCTAACAAACTCTCTATGTGTAAATTGCTTCATCACCAAAGTTCTTTAATTCTCCTAAAGTCCTCACCTTAAGGCAGTGGACAATTCTCCAGCCACTCCATTTCCTTGACATTCCATAGTGACAAATCAATATGCTCAGGAAGGAGAAGTTTCATATCAGCAAAGAGATTAAGTCTAAGAGATTTCCCTTTAATGAAATCAGATTTAGTTTCCTTAACCTCTTGCATCATATTGTTTAGTTCCACAAACTTATCAATGTCACTCTGGCTGTGAGGAGTTAAGACTATACCATCTGCATAAGCTAATATAGTCCTTACTCTATCCCAAGCAGCTATTGAAGTGTACACATATACCTTTGGAATGTCCATATAGACCTCACTGATTCCTCGAATAGACCTTATTAATTCAGCCACTTTGTTAGTGTGAATCAAAGGCTCTCCTCCAGTAATCATTATCTCTTCATAGTCCCATCTATCCACTACTGGTAAAGATGAAAAATCCCATGAGTTATTACAACACATGGGACACTTGTTAGGACATTTAGTTGTTACTAATAACCTAAGTTTCTTATTCATGATGCTACATCTTTATAAGTTACCACTTGCTCAGCCATAAGACCATTGCAAGGAGGCACAATTACTTGTTCAATTCTTGTTACTTTATACAGATATGAACTCCCATTGTATATACCATTACTCTTCAAGAGCATCTCTGCCTGTTGAGGATTAATAGCCTTGCACATTGCACATCCCTTACCTATTCCAGTAACTTCATATTCCATAACCCAGAGTTGCATTGCTCCATCAGGAGCACAACCTACATCTACCCTATCCCTATGAGGGATTATATTGTCTGGGGCACAATAAATTCCTTGTTGTCCTGCCATACTATTTATTATATCTATACATACTTTTTACTTTATCTGCTCTACCCATACTTCCATCATAGATAACATAAGTCTCATAGATTGAAGCATCAGGTCTAATCTTCTTTAAAGCAACTGAAATACCAGCTCTTGTTCTTCCTAAATAATAGGAATCATCAATGAATATCCAGTTCTTACAAAGCAACTTATCTTTGAATATAAGTGCCTCATTACCCAATCTAATACCACCATTAGTGACAATTACTTCTCTAAAGTTTTCAGTCAATCTGTCACCATACATTGTCATAATGGCATTACCAAAACCTCCACTGACAATTAATCCTGTAGAGGGTAATTCCAAGTTCCTTCCAGCATCATTCATAAAGAATGAGAGAAAGTCTTCAAGTATGCTTCTATCTCCTTTAATTATAAAGTCAAGAGCATTGAAGAACTCCTCTCCTTCCTTGTGTTGTTTTAGAATGACACCTATCTTTTCATTCAATGTCATAATATACCCTTTGCATGAAGATAATATCTAACTATATCCCAATCCACATAAGGTCTATCAGAAATATAACTATGTTTCAAGGGGACTCCCAAAGCTGCATCATCAATATAGATGTGAGCATAAGGTTTAGGTGATGAAGTCCAATCCTTTTGAGTTGGGTTTTCATTTACACCAAACAAAGGAATATCATGCTTCTTAAACCAGTCTATTGCATCCTGCAACCCATCACTGGGTAATTTAGCTGGCTTAGTCTTGCCATAACCAAATTCCTCTGTTTCTTCTGCTCCATCCAACTGATGGCTTCTCATAGTGAACAGTATAATCTTATGACCTTTATCAGTCAATTCTTTCAAAACTTCTGCTGCTCCTATCTCTTCTCCTACTCTTGGGAACTCATGTGTAACACAAGTTCCATCAAAGTCAACTGCTATAATCATTCTTCAATTATTGTTTTATATCCTTCATAAGTCTTTCTTATTACTTCTTCACCAATAGGATTTTCTCTTTTAGAGTCCCTTTCAATACATACTTCAAGAGGTATAAAGAAATCTTTACATTCTATTGAATAAGGTTTTACATATCCAAGGGTACTATCAACCAAGTCCTTATAGTACTCTATTTCTTTTGGATTAAGATTCATGTTATCAATAACAATATCATACCCAAATTCCATAGCACTTACCATGAAATCTTTCTTTATATCAGATACAAGATTTTCTCTACTTGGAACCCAATATTTACCAAGCATATTTCTGATGTCATCATTGCTGAATCTTACTCTATGCTCTGGGTCTTCAAGTACCCACTGTTTAGCCCAAGTAGTCTTACCACTCCCTTGTATTCCTCTACACAAAATTAACTTTGGCATATATCACACTTCTTTTGATTATCCACCCACATTACTGTCATAATGGCATAATTAGCCATATCAAGTAGTGTATCTCTGATAGATTCATCTTGTACCATAGCTTTCTTTTGAACCAGAGACTCAATTCTATTCATCTTATCTCCAATCCTTACTACTGATGCTACAAGACCAAACTTATCAAGAGATTTATCAAAGGAATTACCATAGTCATGATTCTTCCTAACATAGGTTTCAATCATTCCTTTAACTATATCCTTGAATTGGTGAGCTGATGTATTAGATAGAGTCTTATCATTCTCTTCAAGCACCTCAAGATTAACCCTTATTGCATCCAATCCTTTACAGATTTCTTCTGGAGTAATCTTCTTGTACTGCACCTCATTGGCTAATGTAGTTAAATCTCCTATTGTCTGTTGTATTACTTCTCTTTTTCCCATTCTTCTAATGTTTCAAACTGTTTAAGGAAATCTTGTCTTTCCCTAATAAAAACTTCTCCTGTCTTAAGACTGATATAAGCTATGGCTTTAAACCACTTCCTGCTTGTAATGTCCTTCATTTGACATATATAAACAGGTCTATATTGCCCTCCAGTCTTTTTATGGACATAAATTCTTTTCTTATCTACCTTATTCTGGTGTTTGATAAGAAATCCTACCCCTATACAAGAAAGGAGTAGGATTAATCCAAGTATAATTTGTCCTGTCATATTAATGAATCCAATGGTCTGCTGCATCCCCCTCAGCAGGAAGTTCTACTTTCCTACAGAAGAATGCCCCAGCTTTCTTCATACAATCTTTCAAAACCTCTGTCATTTCATCAGCTATCTCTTCTGGAACCTCTATATTCCATTCATCATGTGCTGGAATACAGAATTTAACCTTGAAAACAAGGTTATGTTCAAGAATATATTGCCATAGAAATACAGAAGCTACCTTAAACATCAGTGCTCCAGTGCCTTGACAAGGATAGTTAATTGCCTGTTTCTCAGATGCAGATTTCCTTTTGAAGAAATGTTTCACTGGTAATACATAGACATCTGCTATACTTACATAGACTTCTCTGGGAACTTCCTTCCCTGCTTTCTTAGTAGTATAGGTATATACACCTACCATTCCCTTTAAACTCTCTCCATCAGCAAACCTCTTATAAATCTGTTGTTTAACAGCTTTAGGAAGTGTCTTATTCTCTTTACCTTTGTAGGGTTTATATTCAGCCCAGAACTGTTGAGTAAACCTCCTCTTCATAGCCATGAGCATATCATAGTCATATATAAGAGCCTTATGTTGAGTTAATGGATTAAGTATGATAAAACCATTATCCATGACAAACTTTCTCTGTCTATCCTGATAGGTCTTAATACCAATGAAACCCTTCATATAGTTATTATATATTCTCTTTGATTCCTGCTCACTTTTACCAGAGTGAGATTTAATTGTGTTCCAGTCTCCACCATAATTGATAGGAAACTCTACCTGAGACTTAACATCATTCCTAAGTCCATGAAACTTCTTCTTTATCTGTTCAATAGGACAATCACCTATAATATCAGGGAAAGCCATCTTTGCAACCAGTGAATGTACATCACCACAACCATTATTGAACAAATCAATCATGGCAGGGTCATTAGTTACATCTGCAATAATCCTTGATTCCTGCCCACTATAGTCACAAGAAATCCACTTCATTCCCTTACTTGCCACAAAGCAAGCCCTTGTCTCTGGGTCTGCTGGAAAGTTCTGAAAATTAAGATATTCAATCTTATTTGCCTTATCCTTACCACCTGAACTGAGCCTTCCTGTATCTGTTCCAAGCTGATTAAAGTTGGTATGTACTCTACCACTTTTTTCATTTATCTGGTCAATTACATTCTGACCATAAGTGGAAGTGACCTTCTTAGCTGCCTTATACTGCAAATAAAGATAGGCAATAGTGGACTTATCTTGTTGAGGCTCAATTACTTCTGCACCAACACTATCCTTCCACTCACCTGTCTCCTTATCCTTGGCTAACAAATCAAAACCAAGATGTTTGAATAATGGAATAACCTGTTTAGGACTATCCCAATTAATCAAACAAATAGGCTTATTATTGAAACCACTCCATAAGTCACCTTGAAGGTCTTCCTTGATGTACTTAGTACTCAACCTTGCATCCACAGGCACTTTCCATGCTTCAAAGTACCCTCTTACAGGTCCTTTAATATCTGCCTCTGGACATCTTTCACCTTGCATCTTTTCTCTGGCTCTCTGTAAATCCTTTGGGTCTGCCCACCCTTCTACTTGTAAATAGTGATAGGTATAAGGCTCACCTTTTGCAGCAGCAATTACCCAATCACTAAGAGCATCCTCAAATACTTTGGCATTAAAGTTGTCAAGAATCATCTTGTATTTCCATTTCTCAATGTCCAACTTAACACCACAATATTCAGTATATGCTACCCAATTAACAGATTTATTTTCATAGATGATAGCAGTTTGAAGGTTTCTCTTTTCAAGTTCCTTCATCTGTGCATCCATGATTCTTTCCAGATACTTTACATCATTTGCACCATACTCAATAACATCTTCTGAAAGACCAGCCCACATTACTTTACCACGAACAGTCTTATCCAATTCAACACCAAGATACTTTTCTCCTGCTGCCTTAAGACCCATTCCATGAATACCAGAGGGATAACCTAACCACATAAGTTTCTCTGCCAAGAACCCATCAAAGCATTCTTTTACAACTATCTTCTGATGTAATAGGAACTTCAAGTCAAACTTAATATTCCAACCAATAAATAGTCTGTCAGATTCCAAGAACTCCCTAAAGAACTCTATGCTTACAGTAGTTATGTCAATTACTACTTGAAACTCATAACACCCCAACTGGAGCATTATGAGTTCTTTTGTGTAAGGGTCAAACCCTTTGGTTTCAGTATCTAAGCCAACCTTTCTTAAAGGCTTGAGCATGTATAATGCAGCTTGTGGAGATATTATCTCATACTTGTCAGATTCAGGTAGTATTTGTTGAGTTACTACATAAATCATATATTCACAATTGCATCAATTAACTCTTGCTCTTCTTCTGGTGGTACTTCAAAGGTAATAGTATAGCCCATTCCCATTACATGGTCAATGGATTTAACTACTGCCTCAGCTTCCTCAAGATATGAACCCACAATTATCATTGGACCTCCTGCTGGGTCTATAAATAGTTTCCCATTAGGCATATTTCCACTTCTCATCATGTAAGTAGAAGTCTTTAATAGGTAAGTCATTGACTCACTACCATCAGCCTTCTTTAACTTTCTGAGATAATTATGTTCCTCACCTCTTGATTTTAACTCTATTAAGTCTTTCATACCATTGAATAAGCTACTAATTCATCAAAATTCAGTACATACCTATACTTCTGAAAGAAAGTACTACCTAAGATTCCATGCAGGTTAATACCATACTCCTGTTTAATCATTCCAAATGCCTGACTTAAGTCTACTACTTGGAAATCATCCTCATAGCTTTGACTTCTATAGTCCACATTCATTCTGATATAACCTCTATCCTCTTTAACAGTACCCTCAATTCCCATTCCAAAGCCTGTCTCTCCAGTCTCTTTATAAGATAACCCTTCCAGAGCAGCTTCATTAATTGAAGAATAAGATGCACCAGTATCCAGAAGGAAGTTTAGTTTCTTACTATTGTTCATGAATGTGACAATTGGTAATTCAACCAAATCCATAGACTCCCTAAATGAGATTCTCCCCACTTTAGGGTCTATCTTCCTCCTGCTCATTATTACATTAACAACTCCTGCAATAATGGCTACACAAGCCAGTACCACTATCATTGCTACAATTTTCCATACAAACTCCATGTTTCATATTTTTTTTTAGTGATTACTTTCCTGTACTACCAATACCACCTCTACCTTCATTTCCAAGGAAATCCACAGGCTCCAGAAGTGGTTTAGATGATAATAGCCACTTTAATTTCTGCCATACAGTAGCAAACTGAGATAATTTAACCTCAAATTGGCATACTCTTGTACCCTTAGGAATAGTTACAGCCTTGAAAGCATATAGTGGTGCTCTCCATTCATCTGTATCACCATTATAAACAGTGTCAATGAATCCAAGACCATTAGCAATAGTTACTCCTAACTTACTTGGGGCACTACTTCTACTATAAATCTTAGCTACCATTCCTTTGGGAAGTTCAGTTGCAATACCTAACTTTGCAACATAAACCTCTCCTTTCTTTAAGGTCACATCTTCTGCCAAACATAAGTCAAAGCAATCTGACTTATCCTCTCCTGTTCTCACAGGAAAACAACCTCTTGTTATTTCTTTTACTTTAATTTTCATATTATAAACATTTACTATACCCACAATCTTTACAGTGAATACAACCACCTTCTCTTACCAAAGTACCACCACAGTCAGGACATACCTCACCCTTGATTTCCTCATTAGGGATATACTTACTGAGTACTCTACACATAGCTGAACTGAATGAAGTAATATTGTCATTGACCTTCTTTGCAGTCTTGACAATATACTTAATGTCTACTCCATGTCTTAACAACATAGATGAATACAAAGTAGCTGCATTCTCTTCAACATTTTCATTAGCTAACTCAAGATTGTCTATATGAAAGACATCTGATGTAAAGCTATAGTGCATCTTACTTACTTTAGTTATAATACCCTTATGAGGTTTAAAGCTAATAGGATTCCTTGGTCTGAATGCAAAGACTTCATAAGGTTTAGATTCTAACATACCCACCAAGATAATGAATTGTTCACCTTTTGCTTTAATCAAATAAGCATCAGCCTCAAGTTCTTTAGGTCTCTTGGGAGCTTGTCTTCCTTCAATAGTCTTAGGTTTCTCAACCTGAGTCAATACACCTTCCCTACATCCATCCCTGTATATAGTGATACCCTTCAATCCCTGTTTCCATGCTTCAATATAAATGTCAGCAATCTCCTCTTCTGTAGTTTCCTTAGCCAGATTAACTGTGCTACTGATACTGTGAGTGATATACTTTTGAACTACCCCTTGCAATTTAACTCTCTGTCTCCAATCAATCTCTGGTGCAGTAGAACCATAATAAGGACTTTCTTTCCAGACTTCCTTCCATACTCCTAAGTTCCAGTCATTAACATCTTCCTCAGAATAATTAAGATTCTCTATTGCCCACCTTTTCAAGTTAGGATGAACTACTGTAAACAAGGTGTATTTCTCACCTACCTTATCTACATAATCTACCCTGTCACTTTCAGACATACACTTCCTCTTTCTTTGGTAGAAAGGCATGAATACAGGCTCAATACCACTACTTGTACCAGCCATGATACTTACAGTTCCAGTAGGAGCTACAGTGGACCAACTGATGTTTCTTCTACCAGACTGAGCCATCTTAAGCCAAGTTTTAAGATAGTTACTTCTTATAAACTTTAGCCAATCTGAATTAGATTCTGCTTCTACAACAGAATCCCAAGCAGGAAATGCACCTCTCTCAATAGCCATATCAATATTACTATCAAGCTGACCTTTGAACATAACTTTCATTAATTGTCCAACCTGACTAATACCTTCATCAGAGTCATACTTCAATCCTAACATAGCTATTGCATCAGCAAGACCAGTGAAACCTAAGCCAGCTCTTCTCCCCTGAATTGCAGTCTCCTTGATTTTACTCCATAACTTGAACTCAGTATCATCAGTATCATTCTTCACTGTGTTAATAATCCTGTCAACAGCTTCAATCTCTAAATCAACTAAATCATCAGCCAATCTCATAGCCTCATAAGAGTGCATATAGAGTAACTCTTCATCAATGTGAGCCTTATCTGTAAATGGGTCTACAATATAACTACTCAAGTTAATATGAATCAACCTACAGCTATCAAATGGACCCATTGGTATCTCTCCACAAGGATTGGTTCCAACCATCTTGAAGTCAGGATATACACCATCAGGAGAATAGTTGTGCATTGCTCCTTCAAACATAATCCCCGGTTCAGCAGTATTCCAAGCACAGTGCATAAGAGTATTCCATAGTTCTCTTGCTTTTACTTTCTTAACATACCCAATGGTTTTACCATTAGAAATAACATTGCTAAGAATGTTATAAGGAGCTTCCATTTCAGGTTCTTTTATCTCCTCAAAGGAAGCATCAACAGGGTATCTGAGAACATAGTCTTCATCCTTTATTACTGCCTGCATAAACTCATCAGTAACCTTAACTGATATATTAGCCCCAGTTACCTTAGTTAAGTCCTGCTTCTTGGTTATAAACTCCTCAATATCAGGATGATTAATGCTCATACTTAACATGAGAGCACCTCTTCTTCCATTCTGAGCCACTTCATTAGTTATATCTGAGCATACATCCATGAAAGATGCTGCACCAGTTGAAGACCTTGCTGCATTATTAACCTTAGCCCCTCTTGGTCTAAGTTGAGATAAGTCATAACCAACTCCACCTCTTCTCTTCATAAGTTGAGCCTGTTGGCTTCTTGTCTTCATTATCTCTGCATAACTGTCCTTTGGACTGCCTATTACAAAGCAATTACTAAGACTCACTAATGCCCCAGTTCCACAACCAGACATAACTGAACCTCCGGGTATAATATACTTGAAGTCTTTGAATAATTCATAAATATCTCTTGAATTAAGCCATGCTCTCTGGTATCCATAGTTGGATAGTTTCATCCTATTTGACTCATTCCATTGATACTTAGATTCTATTCTGGCAAATTCCTCTGCCATCCTCCAATGTGTATCATCAGGGGTTTGTTCTCCCTCTGCTGCATACTTATTCCTCCAAGTTGAGGCTGCCAGTTCATCCCCTTTAAAATATTCTAACTCTGTCATGCTGGTACTAAATTCTTTATTTGCATAATACAATCATTTACCATCACTTCCTTACTATATTTCAAGTTAGGATTAGTAAGATAATAATTTAGGTCTGTAAGAATCTTCCTCCAATCCCTATATATCTTACCTGTTTCATCCTTTAAATCTACCATACCAAAGTTCCCATAAAATTCCCAAACAATAGGAGCAACTGTCCTTCTGTTGATAACAATGAATTGATAATGTTGAATCTTGAACTCACTGAAATAGGGGTCTCTCTTGATACACTCTTGAAGAATGTATGTATATAGCTTAGCTTGAATATCATATCTCCAGTGAGCAAAGGAGTCTTGAAAGTTCTCCTCAGGATACCCAGTAGTCTTTAAGTCTATTGGATAGATAATCTTATTATGGTGGTCCACAATAAGCTCATCAAACATACATCTCACTGGTATTCCATTCCATTCAGCTTTGAATTTCAATTGAAACACCTTCTCAATATCAGTATTCCAAGGGTCTATATAAAAGAAATCCTTGGTTATTGAGTTGGTTCTTAATTCATCAACACAAAGAGACACATCATTATAATCCTTTTGGGATAATATAGTCTTGTCTCCTGCCAGTGCAAGTAGTGAATAATACTCATTGCAGCTCTCTTTTACCTTCTTTATTCTGGTAGCTTTATAAGAGTCTCCCGCATAATATCCATTGGCTACAGCCACACTACTAATCACTTCATCATCAATAGTATCTACCCTTCTGTGTGTATCCCCATACTTGGAGAATAATACTTTGGTGATACTTATCAGGTTATCTGATAGATTAGGAAATTCACATACAATGAATCTTTCAGCAAAGGATTGTTCTCCATCAGTAAGCATACAATCCACTGCACTACCAAATAGTAGTGCTGGTGTATCTACCTTATCAAAGAGAGAACTGAGATTCCTCCACCCTTCCCTTTCAAATCTTGATAATGTAGAGTAACTGATTGCAGGGTCTTTCCTGTATTCTTCCTCTGTTACATTCCAAGATAGTTCTTTAATACTCTTCATCATAGTACTCCTCCTCTATGTCCTCTTCCCATTCATTACTGGGAACTTCAAGCTGGGTTAAATATACATCCACCTCAGCCTTTAAATTACTTAACTCTGTCAAGTCCACATCAAGATACTCCTGTTTGGGTGGCACTCCCCCTTCTTCATCTTTTCTGGCTTTGTGTTTCCTAACCTTGTAGATTGCTGAATCCACTAAGTCCTTGAGTGACTCAAAATCTCTGCTCTGAATAAACTGTTCACCAAGTGTTTGGTCACTCTTGGGTAAACTGTTGAGCAATTTCCTCATTCTTTCTATTGGCTTCATCTTTAATAATTTGAATAAATTCTAAGAGTTGTTTCTTAGTAAAGACCTCAAAGATAAGATAATTTTCTTTATCTGGCAAATTCTCTATATGCCATCTAAATAACTTGAATTTATAAGGGAACACATCATTGACCTGTCCTTTCACTTCAATAATTATCTTCAAGCCTTGATACTCCATGTAGAAATCTGGGGTATAAGTAATATTAATTAGCTTCTTAAGGTTTAGTATTGTAGCCTTAGCTTTATTACGGGTGTAAAAAGGTACAGTAGGTCTAAATCCTTCCCAGATTGTATAAGTATGGGTCTCATATTCAGGCTCAAACCCATGTTGAAGCAAGGTCCTATAGACCATTGCCTCAATCTTGGATTTAAACTTTATATCACCATACTCTTCTGGAGTGGCATTCCTAATTCTCCTATTATTATAACCATTTCCATTTGTAGCCACCTGCACTTCTTCTCTTTCCATTACAGCATTCTCCTATCTTTGAATTGTTAATACCTGTAAGAGCCTTAGCTTCCAAAACTGAATTAAATTCTTCTATAATTTCCATGTTAGAATTACATTTAGCTACCCTCTTAGATTTAGTTATACTTAATGAACAACTCCTTTTATTAATTCCATTCCCATAATTAACATTATACAAACAGTCACACCACTCAAGATTCTCAACAGAGTTATTAGCTTTGTTTTCATCCTTATGATTTACTTGACTGTAATTGTTGGGGTTAGGAATAAAAGATTCAGCAACAAGTCTATGTACAAGAAAATGCTTCTTAACTCCATTATTACAAAGCACTACAAATTTATAACCAGCACTTTGAGTACCCTGAGAAATCTCTCTTGATTCTCCAGTGTGGTTATAGTCCATAGATATTACTGAACCTAAATTGCTCACTATATACTTAGGAAAATCAGGAACACTTCTGTATTCAATCCTCCTGTTTTCTACCTCTTTTAAATAATTGTTTCATAGGGTCTTTCAAGATGTGTTTAGCTGCAAGAGCATCATCCAATGTCCTGAATGCAGCAAAATTCTTGAAGTTCTTGATTTTATTCAAGTCCTTGACCTTTGTTATTTCTCCACTGAGACAGCTAATGACATAAATCTCCTTGCTATTCTCAATGTGGTTATCATACTTCTCATCAAGCACAATAGCTACCTCTCTCAACAGAATTGAGAATACAGCAGCAGGATAGATTGTATATAGATTTCCAAGGTACTTCCTCAGATTATCTACATTCCAATGAATCCTCTTTGCAAGGTGTTCCAAATAGAAGTTAGGGTCTACATGAGTTCCTTCCTCTTCTACTTCCTTGACTACACCTTCCTCAATAAGGAATGGAATACTTTCCTCACAGACAATTACAGTGTAAAATGGCATGAAACCATAAGCACTGTGTATTCCAAAGGCAAGTGTCTTACCCATTTCCACTTCCTTACCAGTCTCCACAAAAATAAGTTTCTTCATACTTTTTTTTTTTTTTTTGTATATTAATACTCTGAGAACCATATAATTGGCTCTCCATACTTTTCTTTAGTTAATTTGCTCACTTCTTGAAATACAGTAGATGGCATCCTTCCTTCTTGCCTTGCATAGTATGCAGGATGCTTCTCTTCAAGTATTATATTAGTATTCTTATTGATATAAGGCTTAAGTGTCTTAGCCTGTTCACCAAATAGAACATATATAATACCAGTTTGCCACTCTGACAAATTCTTTAGTAACTTGGTCATGAAAGGTCTCCACATCATTGTATGACTACCTACCCTATTTACTTCACAAGTCAATGCTGAATTAACCATTAGTATTCCTTGCTTAGCCCAACTCTCTAAAGTGGGGTCAAAGATAATACCATTATGTGGAATTTCAAAATTAATGCAAGCCTCTTTAACTATTTCAAGTGAAGGAGACTTTACAGTCTCATCCTTGTTTCCAAATAGGACACCAGTAGCCACACCTCTTTGAGGGTATGGGTCTTGTCCTATCATTACAACTTTAAGGTTGTTGTAAGGGCACAGATTAAAAGCCTTAAATATATCAGGATATGCAGGACAAAGTAAGTCTCTTTTAATCAAACTTACCTGTCCTACTACCTTATTTAATTCCTTTGTATCTATAACCCTTACCCATCCACCAAAATATTCCTCAAATGTCATGATATGTAGGTCATTTTTACAACCTCATCAAGATGCTCCAGAAGGTAATCATTCATAGCCTCATTGTTGAATGTAGAAGGAGTTGGCTTTTTAGGTTTCACTATGAACCTATCAGTCACATCAGCTACTACAATCTCAGGTAATGGGTTAGTAGTTTCTACAATCTCAGGTAATGGGTTAGTAATTACTACAATCCTGCCATCAGGTCTATGAATAGGCATTACTATCTCTTGTGAAGTAGCACCATTACTACCTGTATGGATATTAATACCACCCTGTACAAATGCAGGAATAACAGTTTTAATGATTCCCTTCTCAAGTAAATCATTACTTACAAAGACCTTTGGATTCACATAGATTCTACCAGTCTTATAAGTAACAGTTCTATCTAAGTTCTTGACACCATGAAGTACATACAATAGCAATATATTATAATCCTTGTCAAGGATAAATCCATTACCACCATGATATACCTCACCTTTATTAGTTGTAATCTTTAACATCCTGTTCTTTCTATCAGCCTGTTGAAATGCTTTGAAGATTGCATTTGCAGTTCTTTTAGATTGAGGATAGTTGTTCTCATATAATGCAACAGAGAACTCTTTTACAGTACCAGATACTACATAATTTTCATATATAGCATCCTCCACTGCCCCTCTACAATTAAGAGGCACATCCACTTCATTCCCACTAATGTCTGTCCTCAAAAATACATTGAAGATATTATTATTTGAGAAATTAAGAGCAGAATGAATATAATTAGGAAAACTGTAGTTCCCAGTCTGTAAAAAGATATTATGAAGTTCTCTGTTTAATTGTTCGCTTATTGCCATTACATTTCTACTTTAAAGTACATTGTATCAGCAGAATATTGAGTCATAAAAGGTACATCCCTATCTATAATAGGGTTACATTCATTAGCCACGAAGTTTACAAACAGATTGACCATCACTGATGCAATCATATTTGCCATAAAGGTTGTTTGTTTGTAGCTACAGATAGTTTCATCTGCTACTGCATCACTGAACAACCATTTACTTTCATACTCCCTCATAGCTCTCTCATCATTGCCTTGAATGGCAAATACCTGATATTCTTCTGCTGCCAATCTACCATCAATGAATAAACATTTTCCTCTCTCATTTTCAGGTAACATTAGAACCCTTGAAGTCCATTTGTTAAAGAACAGTCTCCTTGCTTCCATGTTATCAAAGCCACAAATCATAATATCTGTAGCTTCACTTTCCTCAGTAAACCTTTCCTGATATGCAACAGTATTATAATAGTTTGCATACTCCTGCATCATCTTATTAAGAGCATAGACTTTTCCTTGTCCTAAATCTTGACTACCATATAATTGACCAGACATATTAGCCTGTTCAACTATATCTGGGTCATATAAATATAATCCAGCAGGTTTTAACCTTGCAAGTAGGAAACCAACATAACTTCCTATACCACCTACACCAGCTAAGGTAATAGTCTTAGATTGAATGGCACTATACCAGATAGCTCCACTAAATCTACTTGTAGCTTCATCTACAAGCAAACTTCCTGAATTAGGTGGAATTACTACTTCCTCAGCAGCTAATACAGCTTCAAGTAGTGCTTCTCCCTCTTCATCAATCTCTACTGGAGCATCCTCAGTATTCTGAGCATCATGCAACAGATTAGACCCATCCAATGTTACTACAAGAGTTACAGGAGGCATAGGAGTTTCTACATTCACTGCACCAATAGTCACTAAATAAGCACCACTTGCATGTTGCTCTTCATGAATAATTTCCCATTCACCTCCTTCTAATAAGTGAGCTGCATGATTAATGTCACTCAAAGAGCTATATCTTATTTCCTCTTCTGGAGCCTCTGAATGAACAGTTTCCAAATGTTCATCAACCATTTGGTTTATAGCACTTTCTAATACTTCATCTTCCATAATCAATAAATATAATCATCCATTAATTTGATGTAAACACTCAACCAAGGATTCTTTGGTAGTTTATTTAATTCTTCCCTTACATCATAAGCCAGTAATGCAGCCATAGTAGAATCATTATTATTAATTGCAGCCATAACATCCCCATCATAGGTATAATTAATAAGAAAATCTACATAATTTGATGCAAAGTATTCAAAGTCCTTGACATTCCCAAATCTCCTTCTATAGAGACTTTCCATAGAGTTAGCCCACTTCTTGACATCAACTGCACTCTCATTTGAGATAATAACACTTGATGTAACAAGTTGCCTTACAATTGATTGAACTATATCAGTATCAACTGTTATTTGCCCATAAGGAATTTCAGAGTTCTCCTCCTCAGGCTGGTCAAAAGGAAGCTCACCTTGTTTAGCAGGTAATTGTTTCTTATCCTCTTTATACCAGTCTCTATCCCTTCCATAGTACTTGTCTTCATCCATAGGAAATGTATTCCCCACCTCCTTAGTTGGGGTAATATTCTTTCCATAGTTACCATATTGAGGATAACCCTTATATACAGGAGTTACAACTTTCTTCTTAGACTCTTTGATTTCCTTGATTCTTTCCATCATTTCAGTCTCAAAGTCATTAGTTGCACCCTCAAATACTATATCCAAATTGAACCATTCAAGTTTCTCTTCTTCAATATCAAAGGTCTCTACTCCCTCTCTTACTTCACCATTCCAAGTAGGATAGGTATATTTCTCAGATACAGTCTGTACATATTTGTACTTTCTTGTAATACCAGCAGTATATTTACCTGCATTATTCACAATCAAGGATACAAAGTGAGCCATATCATTACCTTCTGCACTTAGAGTAGCTGTATCAGTACCACTAAAGAAAGTAGCCATGTTGTTATGGCTATGGATTAATCCTTGATATATCCCCTCTTCCAACAATTCAGGATGGTCTACCATATATGTAGCCATATCAGGAGATACATTGAACTCAGTATATGCACTTGTACCAATGTCCATTTGAAACAAATCCACACATCTGATAGTTAGGGATTTGTCTTCAAAGGCTCCCTCAACCTTATAGAACAAGATACCTGACCATTCTACATCCCAGATATTCTTGCATAAAAATCTTATCTTTTTCTCAACCTCTACTGGTATGACAATCTTAAATATATCTTGTCTGTGGACTAACTCCAGTACTGGTTTCACTTCTTTCTTGTCTTCCATACCCATAATTTAATATTCTCAACATGCTACATACAATAGCTTCAATATATTGTAAATTTAGTATCCTTGTCCTATTGAGAGACTCCTCCTCTGAGGATAGTACTCCATCAATAGTTAAGGTAATTTCCCTACCTTTGAATGTACAAATCTTCTTTCCTACATATCTCTGATAGTCATCACTACTACCTCTCCTAACTTGTCTTGGCAAATATACTTTACCATCAGTTATAATACACTCATCAATAACTCCTGCACTAACAAGGTCAGCATAACTAATATCAAATGTATGTTTGTTATATTCAACATTATACCAGTTAATAAACTCATTACTAATGAGGATTACAGCATCAATGAAGGACATTCCTAACCCATAACTTCCATTACTATAGTTGAATCTAATCTTCTTAGTCTCCAGAAGGTATTTAATGAATGGCTTGAATTGCTCTCTTCCAAAGATACTGGTCCAATGTACTATTCCTTTCAAGGAATCCATAGTGAAACCATCTTTAGCAGTCCCCATCTCTGATGCAGGAATATTCTCAAGTCTGTAGTGTGGAACTCCATCAACAGATTCTACTCTTACATACCTATCAAGCTCCAGACATAATAACTGCCAAATGGCTTCATCATATCCTATAGCTAATGTAGAAAGAGAAGAATTGATAGGTCCTCTACCAGTACAAGGTGTCTGAAAGTTCTCAAAGTTGCTTTTTGGAATAGAAGATACATGACTGTGCATATATCCATGTTTGAATTGGTTTAATGGATAATTAGACCTGTTCACTCCAAAATATCCCTTACCTTTTCCCATCCAATCGAAAGGAACTTTAAGCCACAACTCCTTAATATCTACATACTTATCATATTCATTTGTAATCCTTACTGTAGGAAAACTAATAATAATAAATAAGTCATTGAACATAGTATTGGCAATCCTCTCTTTTATTATTGGCAAGAAATATTTAGCCAATGCAGAGTCACTTACAACAGTTTCATTATTAGCACCTTCTGCTGTCCAAAAGAGATTCACTAAGTCTCGGTCTTCTCTATTCATGTTTTGGTAAGCAGAAGAATCTACTATATTACTCCATTCCATGAATGTTCCCAAGGGGTTTGCACTAAGATATGTACATAATTCATCCTCAGTAAGAAAACCCTGCATATCCACTCTCCCTTCACCAAAGAAGTCTTGAAAGAACTGTAGGATTTTATTTGGTCTTTCCATGATACTATCATGTAGTTCATGGACTTGTTTCTTTATTTCTTTGGTCATTGCATGATAAAAAAAATGAGGGGGAAGGCTTATTCAGCCTCCTCCCTCATCAGGTTTCTACTTAATGAACAAAGTCAAACATCTTGTTGATTTCTGCCTTTGACATCTTTTCAGGTGCTTTATAGTTTGTACCTTTCAATACAGCCATAGCCCTGTCATAAGTACCCTCTTCAATGGCATAACTACCATAGAGGTCTTCCAACAGGATTTCCAATGCACCTGCAACATTACCCTCAGAAGTTGCAGTCACCTCAGGTTTCTCTTCCTTTACAGTTTCTTTTGCTACTTCTTTCTTCTCCTCTTTTACAGGAGCAACAGTTGCAGAACCTTCACCTAACAGGTCAATCAAGTCCTGAGTTTTACACATGGTGAAGTTCTTTCCGAACCTTTTTACACACTCATCCTGCAAGCCTCTTGCCTTGATTGCATTATAGGCTTCTGCCCTTGACATAGCACCAGACTTGATTTTCTTTTCAGGTGCAGTCAGCAGGAATGTCAAATCATTTACTACCTGTCCTTTGTAAGGAATGTTGGTAGGAAGGATAGAAGCATCATCTTTCAATTCTGCTCTCAAATGACCTTCAAAGAATGTCATTCCTTCATATTCAATACCTGCTTCTCTCATTTCTCTTTTCAACTCACCCAGTGTAGTTGCAGCAGATGCTTGAATAACTTTTTGAGACTGAGTTTTGTTGTTGATGATGGTTACTTTTCTTAGTTCCATGATTTTTTTTTTTTAGTGATAAAACATTACCTATTAAATAGGCTTAAAATTATTTCTCTGAATTTTTCTTTGTCCCTTAAAACATAATAGAGGTCTGAGACATCTTTACCTCCATCAAATTGTGGCAATACTATATTAATGAACCCAGTGGATGCAGACAGTTTCTCTCCATCTATGAGACCAGCTTCATCATTATCCAATAAGATAAATACTTCCTTGTATCTTCTTTTGAGTTCATTAACAGCAGTATCACTAATACCATAACCCTCTCCTTGAATGGCTATAGCTGGTATTCCAGTGTTTGCCCATAGACATAAAGCATCTTTCATTGAGGAACAGATACATATTCTATCCCCAAATTCAGGTACTTTAGTCCATAAGCTAATTACTGACCTATCATGTCTATTGGACCACTTATATCCTTTCTGATTAAATGGCTGATATATCTTTAAAGTGACTTTCCCTTCCTTATATTCTACATAAGCATAAGCATATTTATCTGCTGGAAAGACCATTCTGGACTCCCCTTTTATGATTATTTTATAGGATATAGGATAGATGTCAGCATACTTCAACCATTCCAAAGTGATACCAAAGTTTTCCCAATACTCAAGGTCATACTTTCTCCATTCTCTTGTCTTACATTGTAAATCAAGATTGGAAGTATATTCCTTAGTAGTGACAATCTTAGGTTTACCTAATGCACTATAGCCATTAGTCTTAGTAATCTTGGATAAGTCCTCCCAAACATGTGCAAGCACATCATTGTAACTCTCCCCCCAATACTTACCTAATAAATCAAATGTCCCTCCTTTATCTTTTGTAGCCAAGTCTGTCCAATGTATCTTCTGACCATCTATGCTATAAAAACCAAAGGATGGATGGTTATCAGGTCTTAATGGACTTGATATAATACAGGGGACATTACTTACCCCAAAATAATGGTTCAGAATATCTAACTCTGATACCTTTGATAAAATCTCTTCTAATCTGATATTAGGTTTACCAATACTAATAGCCATAGTTCTAAATCTTTATGTTATTAACCCCAAGGAGTTGCTGTAGGAGCTGTTGCTGCTCCTAATGGGTCATTGTCAGCAGTGGGTGCAGCAAATGAAGTAGCTTCCACTACATTCTCATGCAAAGGCTGAGTGGAAAACTCAGTGTTTGGAGCACCTCCAGCACTTTGAAACTCAGTGATTGCAGCATCAATCCTACTGTAATCTGTTACAGCATTCTTTGCAAACTTCCTTGTGAATACAGCCTGATACTGTCTTGTACCATTCTCATTATCCACAGTTCTGATACCTACTGCACCTTTAACTGTATAAGCAGCAGCAAGAGTAACAAGCTCTTTAAGCTCTTTTACATCACCCTTGAATAGAGCTGCCATATCAAGAGAAACCTCACTATCCTCAGTATTCTCTTTCATCACCCAAACCTTGTCCTTATATACAGCAGGACCCGGAATATTCAACCATTGAATAAGGAAGTCAATCAAGAACTCCTCACCTTGAAATGCAGCCCTATAATCAGCACTGATATTGGCTGGTCCAGAAGTGTATTGTGGAATAGACTTGGACTGTAACTCCTCTTTTGTAGCCCATGCAGTTCTACCAAACTTATCAATAATTTGGCATTTACCACTTGTCTGACCAATCTTATAATCCTTGGTCAGCATAAAGCTGATAGGAATAAGCAATTCAATGCCATTGTTCAGTTTAGCCTCAGGAGCAGTCTTTGCATAGAATACCACTCTTACTTGGTCTTTACCTTCTTCTGTTTTACCTACATACTCAGGGTCATTCTCAATCTCTCTACCTGTGAGAGCTTCCAATTCTGCTTTAGTAGGATTTACAGCTACAATATTGAATGCAGCCATACCTTTGTACATCTTGAAGGTAGCTTCAACTGACTCTTTACCTACCTTAACAGCCATAAAACTTTTGTTCAAACTTTTCATCTTGAATTACTGATTTACATGATTAATCTTTGAAAGGCATTTCCTCTTCCACTTCTCCAAATGGACTTGTAGTAGGTGCTACCTCTTCTGCCAATGCAACTGCCTCAGATGCAGGTACTTCCACCTCTCCTACAGCCTCTTCTGAAACTTCTCCTTCTGGAGCTGCTTCTGTTGCTTCTGCTACTGCCATGATACCAGCAAGAACTTCCTCAGAAGTAAAACCACCAGTCATAGTCTTGATAGGAGCCTCAAAGCCTTCAATGGCTTCATTGACTACATTCAATTCTTCCTGTGCTTTCTCAATCTTCTCTACCAGTTTGTCCCTTTTGGTTCTCAAACTCTTAGTGTTCTGGGCTGTTCTTTTAACAATTGCAAGCTCAAACCTTGATAATTCTTTGTTCATAATTCTTTTACTTTTAAAATGTTATTTAATAACTTATTATTTCTTATACACCTTCTAAGTTGTATTCTGGAAGTACCATAAAATAATCTGTCTTGTTACCTTCTTTACTTAAAACTACCTTTAAATAATTATTCCTTCTGATAGGTTTCAATATACCATCATTATGTAATCTGTTTGATATAGAAGTTCTTCTAACTTTTCCTAAATTACTTACTTCATACAGACCTTCATAGCCTCTAATTTCCTTCCAAACCTCTTCCATTAGTTAATGTAAATTATTTGTCTTTGCCCTATCTCATTGGGCTTACTTTACAGTTTATTTATGGTGTGTTTCTTCTCATAATATTCTAATGCCTCTATAAAGAAAGGCTCGAATATTCCCTGTTGCAAGAGAATAGTGACAAATACTGTTGTCTCATAGTAAGGTTTACCATGTTCCAAACAGTAATTCATCAATAGAATATTTATGTCCATTTCAGTCAGTCCATCAAAGGCTACAAGCCTACTAATCCTGACTACTTCATCCCTACCCATAATATTCCTGTGCCTTCTCAACTACAAGACCCAAATCATTGGGAATATATAGAGGAAACATACCAACAGGACTCTTTGCAGGATACACTCCATCATCATTAGTGACAAATTCTCTGATGGATTTCTTCTCTTTAGAATCAAAAGAAGATTTACCATAAAGAACTACTTCAAACTTACCCTCAGGAGTAATATAGGAATCAACCATGTTACCAGTACTCTTATATTTATAAGAGATACTATCACCATTCTTGTCTTTATACTCCTCATAGTGAGCAAGACAAATCATGTTCTTATTCTCTGGCACAAGATTGATTGCATCAAAGATTAATCCCATTCCATAACCAATCTGTTTAGGAGTGTCCCAACCACCTTTCATTGCATTCTTCATATAGAAATCCTGACTGATATAATTCATATCATCCAATACTATATTAACAAATGGAGATTGTGGGCTGGATAATGCCTCAATGATTTGTGCAACTTCCTTTGCATCATTGGTTATAATCCTGTTACCCTTAGCAATTTCCTTGAAAGTAGTAACTTGGTACTTACTCCCACCACCCCTAAAAGGTAAAGGTTTGTTCACACAACTTATCAAGTAAGTTACTTTAGGGTCTAACCCTTTCAATCCAAGTTCTGGTATCTCTCCAATAGAGGTTGATTTACCAAAACCTGACTTAGCTAAAATCAATGCTTTCATTCTTCTTATTTAAAATTTTAGTCTGCAAAGGTAATCAATTTAACTAACCTATGCAAATTCATCTTCCACTTTCTTACTCTGGCTTTTCTTATAGAGACATTCATGAAAGTATAATTAGTCCTCCTTCTTACAACTGTCTCAATGTACTCAAGACATCTTTCCAGTTCAGGCTTATTATTGGGTAGTGGAAGCTCAGTAAATGTACTCACTGCTCCATCAAAGAACAATGGACATATTTGACCTCCTGCTCCATTATCTCTATCCTCAATAACCTGCATAAACCTTATATTGTTTTTGAATTTGGTCACATCATAACCTTCATATTCCCTTAGACCATACTTAAATGGACTATACAAACCAAGTACCAGATTTGCATCTCTGGTAGTAGTCTTACAATCTGCAAGACCATCTGATGAAGGCATCATCTTATTCAACTTCTGATTCTCAATTCCTTCTTGAGCCTGAGCTTGATGTTGGATTGCAGTAATATTGAAATCAAACTGGTCTCTTTGAGTGATGAAATATTTACTCATCTTCTCAATAGTTTGCATTTTGTTCATACCACTTTCTGACATCAGATTTGAATAGTTGTCTAAGATAACTTCTACATATTCATCCTTATCATCTGGTTCATAATAGTCTATTACATCACTTTCCTCTTCAAGTCCAGCTTCATTCTTCATGATAACCTTCTTGAAATGGAACTTTCCTCTACTCAAAGCAAAATTCCTACAATATTTATTAATACCTGTAGGATTTCTCTCAGAGTCAATATAGATTACAGTCTCCTTGAACTTCTGAATGTATGTTACATACCTTTCAGATGCAAGTAAGTCTAATATCTCTTGAGGAACTGGTCTATCAGTAGAAGTACTCTTCAAGTCAGTTGGACTTATTCTTATTTTATCAAGCCTATATAACAGGTGACATAAGAACTCATAGAACTTTTCTTCCTTACCCATTTCAAGGGTAAAATAGAGTATCTTCAACCTTAGTTGGTCAGGGTGCTCAATTGCATAGAAGAAGGGTTCATAAACAAGCATATAGTCAGCAAGTTTTGATTTACCAACCTTTTGATTCGCAGTAATAATGTTATATCTTCTCTTCTCTATTCCGGGGAGCCATACTCTTAATCTTGGGAAAGACAATGGAATACAATTTATCTTGCCATCCAGTATCCTCTGCCTTCGGATTATTAGCTTCTCTAATGCCCTATCAAATGAATCCTTCTCTTCCATAGCTTAAACCAATGTACTTGTCCAATCATTAGTGAGGTCATTCTCCTGACCAGCATTCTCAATATAGTTAGCCAGTTCTGAGATAGGTACTTTAGTACCATCCTTTACCTCTTCTTTCCAAATGAAATATTGAAGCAATCTCATGAACTTATACTCTCCATTGAAGCCAGAAACATAGGCTTGAGTTGCATTGATAATTTGTTCATCAGTGTAATCATTCCCATATTTCTTAAAGAAAGTCTGTAACTTCCTCTTAATGTCAGTTTTATTTCCTCTCCAATACTGATTGTTAAAGTTCTTTCCTTCTGGATAAATGGATTGAAGTTGAGGTACTAATGCCTCAATCCTTTGATTGAAGTCATCAGTCCCCACAGACTTATCAGAGTCAAGAATGATATTATTGACAACATTATTTCCCATAGAAGTTACAAATAACCCTACAGGAAGATGTGTTTCCCTATCATAACTTGTACTGATAAGTCCTTTTTTCTTCAACTCACTTTCAGCAGTATTGAAATCTACATTGTTTTGAATAGCTATCATAAGTAAGACCTCTCCAAGAGAAACCCCACTCTTCTTAATAACCTTGTCATTCAATGAGATTGTCATAGTACTACCCAATCAGCAATTCAACATGAGCTTCCTCAACCTTCACAGTTTGTTCACAAGCCTCCACAGATTCATTCACAAGTGCAGCACAGTTCAAGAAATATTTCTCAATTTCTTTGTAAACCTTTGCAGCAGTAGCAAATGCTTTACCTTTTGCTCTGGATTCTGCAATCCTCTTACCTGCTTCTTCATCAAAGGTATCTTCTTCATTGCATCTTGCAATGGCTCTCACTTTGAATGTACCAGACTCACTTACAAGTGGAAGATTAGCCCACATATAGGGATAAATCTCATTCCATGCAGGATGTTTCTGCAACTGCATATCACACTCCAGAACACAAACCACTACCTTCTTCTCAGGATTTACAATGTAGTTTGCTTTAGTAATTTTAACTCTGTTCCTCATACTTTTATTTCACTTAAATTTGTTTTCACAACCAACTCTGGATTATAGTCCTCAAGCATCTTTTCAACTAACTCCTCTTCCCTTGTACCACTAAAGTATGGGATAATAATGATGGGGTCTTTATGCCTGAGTATTCTACCCAATCTTTGTTTGATGATAATATCACTGCTGTTCAGATTAGCATACAAACCAACTCTGCAATCTACAAGATTCATACCTTCATTCAACATATTACATGCTGTGATGTGGTCTAACTCCTTATGATTAAACATGTCAAGTACCATAGAGGATTCTTTGTTCTTACTGTTAATACAGTTTTCCCCTAATATTTCTGTTTGCTCAATAGAGCTACAGAATGTAAGTACCCTCTCTGATTTCAGCTTCTCCAGAAGAGATAAGATAATAGGGTTCTTTAATTGTGAAAGGAATTTGAGCCTTTGACCTGCAAGGAATAACCATTTTGTCTTTACTCCTTCATTTCTTGTTCTCATATACTGCCTCTTCCAGAACTCTATCTTGCTTCCTAACTCTATCACATACTGTAATTCAGTACACTTAATATGCACTTGAATAGATTTATCCTTAAGGTATTGCCATCTGTCCTTATATAGACATTCCTTAACAATCTTAGCCTTAGGATGCTCAATCATAGTATGTACAGCATGTGTATTATCAAGTTCAAGAGGGATAAGGAACACTCTTGGGTCAGGAAGGATCTCATTGTCTATAGCCTCCTTCATCTTCACTGTATAACATTGAAAATCAGGAAACAACTGACTTAGTTCCCACTTCATGTCTCTGGTAACTGTAGCTGAAAGCATTATAGAATGATGTATCTCCATTGTAGATACAAATTCCCTACATCTTTCTGACATGTGTTGCACCTCATCAAAGATTACACAATCCCATTCTTCCTCTACATGTTTATTCAATCCTACATAAGTACTGAATTGTACTCTTTCAATCCAAGATTTAAGTCCCCATTTGATAAACTCCTCTTTCCAGTTATTTATCAAGACTAACCTTGGAATTACTATAAGTATGCTACTGGGGTTATCCCTTAAACCCAAATCAATACCTATCTTAGATTTACCAAAGGAAGTAGGTAACTCACAGAGTATAGAATTACTCCTTATATTCATTATCTCTTCCTGAGCCTGTTCTCTATCCATATCTCTTTACTATATTCTTTAGTTTTTCTACATATTGCGGGTCTTCCGCATAACCTATTTTAATCAAAAATTGATAGTAATCATCCGGGGGTTTGTATCTATATTGTATGTAATTGAGATAGGCAACCACACTCTCACTCCAGTGGTCAAACTTATAATAATCACCTTTGTAACTATTGTAGAGTCCAAATAAGTTATTGTACTCTTTGCAGACCTTAGACCTGAAATGACCTGTCTCAAGAATAGCCTGAGCATATACAATGTTCTTATGTTCAACATTATAATACTCTAAAGCCTCCATGAGATAATCATCAGGAGCTTCTGATAGGAGGAACTCCTCTTCATAATACATTGTGTCAGGTTTATGAAACTCTAATGCTTCATCAAGGATAGTTTCTGGACCATTATCATAATGTAAGAACATAGATGTGTGTTGTATCCTACTTCTGGATTGATACCTTATTGAATCCAGATATAATAATCTTAGGTTCTACTCCCTTACTTACAAGACTATCATACTCCTTAACCAAACTGATTGGGTCAATGTATGTATTGTCATAAAGCATAGTAGGAACTCCAAGCAATACCCCACTACCAAATGAAGAACAAATGTGTTCTATTCCATTATGATTTACAGTATGAGCTGCTTGTGGTCCACCTGAGAACCTAATAACTATAGGTTTCTTTCCCTCTTGGGAATTTGATTCTGTATTTATACTTCCTCCAATATCTGGCACAATGCCCCCACTTTTTCTTAGTTAAAACTCTCCCTTTACTCATATTTCCAATAGTTTTATGTAAGTTCTTCCACCATCCTTATTATACCACAGCAATAGTATGTACTTGTCATAGCTCGTGATTAAATCAAAATAAGGGTGGGATCTAACAAAAGTTCTTATTAGTAAGATAATACCAAACAATCCTGCTATAATTGATACAAATAACATACTACCTACACTATAAATGATTTAATTATCAAGTACAGCATAGGTGAAACTTACTCCACCAAGCTCTTCTACAATCCTTTTGAGATGTGCTTCAAGCCTCTGTTTCTTAGTAAGTCTCTCCCAATCTCTTGCTTTAACAAAGTAAGGAGCTTCTTTTCCTGTCATGTAGTCATAAGCATCCATACTGAGATTGAGTGATTGACTTGCAGGCTTATTCTTTCTGGTCTTCACAGTAATGGTTTGAACATCTTTCTTACCATCACTCTTCTTACCTTCTACTCTCATATTGAAAGTGTCATAACCTGTGCCTTCTTTTTCTTTCTCAAGAGCTTTAGCCTGCTCTTGGCTCAGCATCACACTACCTTGTAATGTGACACTGAGACTCACTTTGATTTCATTATTCATCTGAATCTTCACCCCTCAGTATAGCTCCCATAAGAAGCATACCCAACATGGCTTCTGGACCTTCACCTACCATATTCTTAACTGCAATACCAACTACAATCTTTTGCTGTTGTTCTGCAATGAATTCCTGCAAGTCCATAGGCAGAGTACCAAGTAGGTATGTAATTACAATAGCCTTACTTTGAGGGTCTTTTAATCTGTCCAGTTCAATCAGGCAATTATCCAGAGCATCTTCTGCATCTGTATCACCTGTCTTTTTACCAAGGTCAATTACACCTTCCCTCAAATCATCCATTGCTTCTTTAGGAAGTGGTTTGTTAAGACCTAATTTTTCTCTCATGTTTTCTGCGAAGCTCTCAGCTCCACTCTTTTCATTTTTCATTGTTTTTTTTTTTCTAGTAAAACATATCTTAATTATCACATGAATGTGCATAAGAGAAAAGGCTACCAGTAATTAAACTGATAGCCTTTAAAAGATAGAATATTCTACAACACCTTTGAAATTGTTGCCCCTAAGGACATAAGTTGATTTAAAAATCTACTCCTTTCTTACTTTAATTTACTTTTAATTTTATGTATAATATTGAAGTAAGTGTTGTATATCACTAATCTTTGTGTGGGGATGGTTAGACTCGAACTAACATTTGATTGTTTTACTGACAATTGTGTAAACCTTGAAGTAACTCTTATAATACACTACCCCTTCGGGAGAACACTCATAAGAGGATAAAACTTGCTTTTATTTCACCACATCCCCATTTTAATTTAATTGTGGAGGGAATTGGACTTGAACCAATGACCCGTAGCTTATGTATGCTTTTTTTTTTTTGAAGTAACTCTTTGCTTCACTAATGATGTCTTTATAAGATATGCCATAGAACATTTAACAGATTATCGTAGATAATTTAAAAGATTATTGATGTAAATCTGTAACACACTAATGGCATTATAAGTTAATGTTGTAAGAACAACTAACAGACTATTTTTTGGTAAACTGATTCCTATATTAGTTTGAAGTAAGTCTATTATAGACTATACAACATTATATTTTACTGTTCCTCAAACTTATTCTGCAAGCCTTCTAAAGCTGCAATATAAGTTAGGAAATGCTCTGACCAACCTGAAATCTCAGCAGTCCATCTACCTCTATAATTCACTCCCTTTGTATTGGCTGACACATCACAAATGTAATTGTACTGACCAAAAGGCTCAGGAAGGATAGACTTATTATACATGTGGTCTATATCCTGTGAATCTGAGAAAATGATAATTCTATCAAAGTGGACATCTTTAAACTTAGCTTTACACCAGTCTAAACATTGTTTGGTGAATATACCTCCACCACCAATATTATTTCTTGTGTCCATGATTTGCTTGAATACACCAAATCCTTTTTGAGGATACTTGATATGTTCAGATGCTTGCTTTCTTAGACCATCACTACCTGCTGTAGTTACAAGTTCATAGTCCTCACATTGATTAATAGCTAACATAGCCATTGCACATGCTTGGTCCATTCTGTTGAACTGTGATTGAGCAGAAGTAAGATTACCCATAGAACCACTGACATCTACTATAAACAAGGTTTTACCCGGAAGTTTAGGTAGATTCTTATATGATTCCAACATAGCATCTTCAATATCCCTACTGAACTTAGGGTTCATTCTTTCAGCTTTCAAGAAGTCAAGAGGCAATAACATTGATGATTTAAGTCTTGTCAATCCTTCAACAATAACTCTCCTATCAACATCTGCTTTCTTCATGTTATTTATGTTTCTCAACATAGCCAGACCACCAATCTTATTCTCAAAGATTAATTTAGTCCAAGTTTCTTTCCTGTCTTCACCAGCAGACAATAACACTTCCCATGTTTCAGGTGGTGTAAGAGTTCTGTCAGCTACTTTCTTGAATAACTTGGTTTCATAATCATTGTTTGGCTTAGGTCTGCATAAGAACATAACATCTCTCAGCTTAATGGTTGCATCCCTATCATATTTAGCCAGCTTATACTCATTGAAATTATGAAAGGCAGCACTTAATCCTTTCTTAGCTTGATTACAGATAGGCTTTTTACCTTCCTTCCAATATAATGCCAAGAAATCTGTAAGCATATCAGCCCTTGTAATAATCTTAGGCAACAAGTCAGCTACAAATAGCTTATGTTCAGGATATTTACACATTTCTACTGCTATAAACAGAGGTGTATGTCTTAGCTTCTGCATTAATCTTGCTTCAAGAGCAATATTATACACATCAATGGCAGGGCACAAAGGTATTAACCTCTTTATTTCTTCTGCCACCTTGAGACCATCCATATATGCAACATCTTCCCAGAGAAGATTAGCTAATACAGCCCTTCTCAATAATGCTACATTACTCTGTTTAGCTGCCAATGCACCTGAACCACCAGCCAGTCTTTCTGTATCCAACTTTGAAGTTGGTTTCACTAATGGATTTAACTTTCCCATAGAATTGTTTCTTTATTTAATTGACACTGCAAAGATATGTCAAAGGTTTCATATATGCAAATATATTTCCACCTTTGACATTCTTTTTATTTTATTCCTCTGTGTTCTGGGCTTTATCTGCTTCTGAATTGCAGAAGTTTATGTAACCTTGCCATGTGGTAACTCACCAATAGGCTTGTCTCTTTTGATTGTTGATTTAATCAGTTTCATTCTTTTTTTTTTTATTAGACACCTAAGTCTGGGTGTTTATAAATTAGGAATCTGCAAGCACAGCATACTATAAGATGTTGTACACCTGTTGCAGCCAGTACTCCTATTACTATTAGGTTCCAATCAGGCAATGATTCCCAATTAAATAACCATAATGCACATAAGAAGAATGTTATCCATGTAGTACTACAATAGATACAGAAACCAAGAGGATAAGCAATGAAACCTAAGAATCTATGCCATATATTAGGTGTATGACACCCATCTATATCACAATACATCTCTGACTTCTTTACCCATTTCTTGAGTATTACATACCACCAGTAAAATATCATATCTTCCACCTTTAAACAATTTCTGTAGAAGATTCCTAATAATCCTCCTACTAAGCCCACAAGGACAAATTCAAATACAAACTGAGTCATGTTTTTTTTTTTAGTTCAACACTTATTTAATAGTCTCTATAGCCTTAATTACTTATACCTATACCATCTATTATAATAGTATAAGGTTCATCAATCCTATCTTCAAGAATAGCTCTCTTTATATAGTCATCTTGAGATTTATGCAGTAGTGTACAATGGTGTAAGTACCATCCTTCTCTGTCCTTCATCCTTTTACTATTAGGAGAATAACCATGAAGATACAGCCATCTGGCAAGTTTATTCTTACTCTCTGAGGTAAGAACTAATCCATAATATTCAAAATCTTCCATATAATAGTTTATTATAATTTCCTTCTTGAGCATTTCTATGTGATTTACAAGGTAGAAATGTCTGACAGCCCATAACACCCTTTATAGCTTACCTATTAGCATCCTGTGTTTTCTGTATTTATTGTATTGCAGCCCACACCAGACCAAAACCATTTACAATTGTGGAGCATGAGGGATTTGAACCCTCGTCTTACCAATCTTTAATAAAAGAATTTCACATGCTTACCTCTTTGATATGTAGTTGGTTATCTACTGGGGTTGACCAGAAATCAACACAATCCACCACTTGCATTAATCCATGCAAGAAATCTGTAAAGCTCCACATAGCCTAACACCTCTCTTTATTGCGAGAGGTCCCCTAATACAATAGTATAAAACTATTGTATAACCACTGTTTCAGGTTGCCCTTCTCCATACCACTAACTATGATGGACTCAAACTAAGAGTTTTAACTTTGTTTGCACCTTTCTGTTTCCAAGCAAGTGCTGCTCAGCCTGTTTAGGCAGCAACTCTATAAGTGTTGTCAGTTACTTGTTTGATGTCTTTCCATCAGTCTTTGCATGTTCTCTTACCAAATAATTAGCAATCAAAGCCAAATTATGCCCCTTATTGTACCCCCAAGAAGACTCGAACTTCTGTCTAAAGTTTAGGAAACTTCTATTCTATCCACTGAACTATGAGGGCAGTTTGAGTAGCTGTGTTTCACAACATGAGCTACTCTTTAATTAACCTTATATAAAACACATACCTAAAATAAATACCTTATATCAGCACCAAGCATTTTAGCTGCTTTCTTGGCATCCTCAGCACTCTTGAAGTACACAATACCTGCATATTGTACAGTCTTGTGTTCATAGATTGCAATACCATGTGTGAGGTCAACCTGAGCAATCACTGCTGAACCACCCATAGATGATTTACCAATAAAATAGCCAGTCCTGCCTGCACCCATCTCCCAACAACCATTGAGGTACTTAGCTATGATAGCCAGTTTACCATTGGTTAATACTTTACCACCATCACCATGAGGTATAGCCAAACTAACTGTGTCCTTGTTTACACATGACTTCATATAGTCATAACCAACCAGTTCACTTTCTGCATAGGCATTCAATGCTAATGTGCGGAGAGTTGTATTACCACTGTTGTACCATTCTCTTGCTTGTTCAAGAGTTACTGAGATATTTCTTGCTTCCATGTTATTCAATACTTTTTGTTCTGCTAAGCTGTGAATTACTTAACTTTTGGTTTGTATAAACCACATAAATTGTCCGTACCATTTGATTATAATTTAATTGAATTTATCATCAAGGTGATTGAGATACTTGTTGAGTGTAAGTATCTCAAGCTCCTCTTTGTTAATAGTTTTATAACACACTCCAACAAGTATTAATACAAGTATAAGACCATGAAAGAAATATCCATTGTCATAAATACTATCAATACCCATCATATATAATAAGGTGATAAGAGTGGTTACATATAGTAACACACCCTTGATAATTAGTTTGAATGCCTTCATTCTCCTGCTCCTTTCTGGTCTCTCATGAATAACCATGCAAAGAATGCAGTGACTAATATTACAGTCACTACATTCTCAGTATTTATCATGTCTTCCATTATCTTTTTCTTTTATATTTATTGAACTCTTTTCTTGCAATATCACCTTTCTTAAAGGTCTGCATTGTGATGTTATTGTCTGATGCAATTACTATTGACCATTCAAAAGCATGTGTCCCAAACAGTGAAACTGTTCTACCCAATTGGTCTGTAATTGTAGCTCTTAATGTAGAGTCGCAGTTACTTCTGTTGTATTTCTTTGCCATAATTATTTTATTAATCTTAATAACTCTCTTTCTTCCGGCTCTTTAAATCCTCTGGATACTAAGTCATTATAGTTTGATAATGACTTTGGTAGATTGAGGTTTATTTCACCATAGAATGATTGAATATACAAAGGATTGTCTTTGTGAGCTTCTGTAGAATCAACCTTTTGATAAAGGTTATTGCAATAGCTTAAAAATTTTGGGTGTCCCATATGTTTATAAGTTAATTTGTTAATAATTGAAGCACATACTGGATTTGAACCAGTGACCTTCATTCCAACTACCTTTAAAATCATTAGATATGATGCTCTAACCACTGAGCTAATGTGCCCTTGATATTGATGTTATTATATCCACCCATGTACTCTTCCTTAAATAGGCTGACTGTCTTTTTAGTTTTCCTTTACTTGGTTAATAGTTATAAGTCCCTCAGTCTGGCTACCAAGATGTACCACCTGTTGTATAGTGTGTAATAAATTACTCTTTTACTCAGTGGACTCACTATTCAGCATTACTTTCTCTTACAATATTTCATCTTTCAGGTGGATGTTTGTTTAGTCTCCTAAGTGGTCAACACTTACAATATAATACCCATCAAATATCTATCCTTATCATATTATTCTATTATATATTAGTTATTTCTTAACACATTTTAATGGCATGTGTTCTGTCAAATGCTACTATTATTCACATTTGATTGCCTAAATTAGCCCATTGGTATGCTCACTATGTGTATATTTAGAGCATGAGATATGCTCAATTAAACTATAAGATACTCTGTTCATAAAGATTAGAACAGTAAATCCAGTTATTTTATTTAAACTCCTTTATTTCAACACTATCTAAGGTACATTGGATAACTGGTTTACTTAATTTATTAGCCATCCTTACATTCCTTGTACCATGATTATAATTGTCTTTATGCTGA